TATCGGAGTCAGCCTAATTGGGCGAGAAGGTTTAGGCAACCTCCCTCACTAAGCAGCGAGTGCTAATACGGAAGTATCGGCAACTAAAATGTGATCTATTTTTAAACTGGCCTTTAGATCAACCAGTCGATGCGATCTATACTTCTATTCACCTGTCGAAACCAGTACGCCCCCAATAGGGTTGTATTCTTGGACGGGGAGGACTTACTTTTTACCTCCAAATTTTCAGGGCATGATATGTCAAATGTCCCTACTTTTAACCACTATCTCAAGACTGTATGGCACTTGCCCGTCCTCCTGAGCCTCATGTACTGTTGTACCCTCATGCTGGCTGGTACATTTTCAGTCACCGTCCTATAGCAAGGAAGCTATCCTCGCTATATGTATTGTTTTATATTACTCTATCCTCCAAAGGTTTTGTAAATACTTCAATGTTTTGTCTAATTATAACAGGTGCGAGTTGTTTGTCAAGTCTTTTTATTTGAGAATGTTGAACAAAATTAGTAGCTATACTTATCATCAACAATCCCCACAAAATCCAAGTTGCCGGATGTATTTCATTCATTATTTTTTCTGCTATAAAGATAGTTAAATAATTTAGTAGCACCTTTATATGTGTCGCCAACATTACCTGCTGCTTCATTACAGTATCTACAAACCCATCCCCTGAAGTGTTCCGTATCAGGATAATGGTCACAATAAAATGATTGACCTTTCATATCTTTACCACAACATTCACACCTATCTGGTTTAGGTGGCGCATTTTCTTTAGCCTTGTTTAGTTGTTCTTTATAGATTTTGCAGCAGGCTTTACATTTATAATAAAGCAGGAGTCTGTCCACATAAAAATCTGACGCTGGTTTAGTTTGTTTACATTTAGGACAATACTTTGTAGCATCATGTTCTTTAGTAGCAACTGTGCCATCTTTTTTAATAATAGAAACTTTTTTCTTTGTCGTATCTGTTTTATCGAATAAATTTAGTTGTTTCATAATAATGTTTTGGAAGGATAGGAAGCCTTACTATCTATCAATGATACCCTTGTTAATATAATTGTGGCTTTAACTGGGCCACCAAAACTTTATTGTTACTGGCGTACCTTACGCTTAGAGTGCTTGGTAACACCGTAACGAGTTTCACCCTGTCTGCCAGTAGAGCGAACTACTGTAAGACCACTCTTCTTCAGAGTAGGCTTGATGTCGCTAATAGTAGCACGAAGATTTCTTACATCAAACATACTACTAGCACTATCTTGACTTAGAGTTCTACCTCTACTAAGATAATTAATCACACGATCCTGCTTAGTCATAAATACTTTCCTAAAATGTGGCAGACGTAAACCAATAAGAATACTGTTGCCACTTACAGTAAACTTATTTTATAATAAGCTATTCCTTATTTGAGTCAACCCAAAAAACCATTTTATTTTCTTCGTCGTCCCATGCACATTCTACAAGCCCTTTAGCGGCAAGCTGAGACATTGCCGACTGATAAATAAGATTTCTGGTTTCGTCAAAAATATTATTAAAAACCTCTGTGTCAATAATGTCTTGATTGTTTTCATCAGAACCAATACTGTGATCAGTAATTATGGACTCAATCTGAGACAGTGTAGCGATACCATCTAGGTCTGCATCACTATAGGATTTAGCCTCACCAGTATATTCTTCCGATAAACTTTCTGCCGCACAGTTCCTCATAATTCTCGCAAATTCTAAACTGTCTGTTATTGAATAAGTTGCCATGATTATACCTTCTGTTTCTTAGGTTGTATTTTAGCCAAACGATGTTTAGTTCTCCAGATTTTAGTTAGAGAACATTGTTCATCACGACCCATCCAGATATGACAAAACCCACCTTCTTTTGCTCCGTATGCAATAATACCATTATCATCTACTCCCATAACTGTAAACTTACCTCTACATCCCATAGGAATAAATTCTCCGTCTACTACAGAATACGGGCCACCCGTAGCTTTAATTTTATCACCCTTTTCTAATTCTTTCCAATCAAACTTTCTAATCATTCTTGTAGTTTTCTTCTCTTTGCTTTGTGGAGCAAACATAAAAGGATGTTGGCACTCTGGACACATATATGCTCTTGGCCCACATTGATGTCCACATTTTTCGCAAGTCTTTTTACCTTTAGGCATTAATCTAGTCTCCTGTGAAATAAACTGATACTACCAGTATAACATACTCATCGGCATTTGTCAAGCCTAAACTTTAATAAGAATGCACAGTCCAAGTAGTTTCAGTAATAAATTTCATCTGTAATGTTTTAGCAAGTTCTTCGCCCAGTTTTGTCATTTTGGTTTCAAATAAACCATAAGGCTCAAACATTATATATAAAACATCAGTCTGTATATCATAACCTGATTCCCTACAACTGTCAAATATTCTTAAATTCCAATCAGGTAAATCATCGGCATCAATTCCTGTATGTTGGCAAAATGTCCTAATCATAAACTCATTACGTTCTTTATCGCTTTCATAACCGGATGAATATTCGCCTTGTTCCATGCTAAGTTCAGCAATAAAGGTTTCAATAAAACCATCTCTATTTTTTGTCATAGTAGCAAGTGCTTCTTCATCAATATGTTTTTCTTGATATAAAACATTTGCAATTAATTGTCTGTTTGCTTTCTTCTTGATTTCATTCCTACGCAAGAAATCTACCATCTCAACAGCAACAGCACTTTCTGCCCAAATATCACTTCCCATTATTCATCAACCTCCTTAGCAAATCTATAGTATAATCTTTCTACTTCTTTTAAGTTGTAAGAATAAGGAGCAACATTATCCTCATTCTGATTGTTCCATCTCATATCTTCATGTAGAGAATCTAGTGCATCAAGAACAATATCCATATCAGTTTCCTCTATAAGATATTTCATTTTAAGTCTCTAATATTATAAAAACCATCCAGAAAATTGACCATACTATCTATCTGATCAAGAGTGTAAGGTTGATACCCTGTCTCTTTTTGTTGTGTTTTCATAAGTTCTGACATATACTCTAATGAGTCTACAATCATAGTCAGGTCATGTTTATCTAGTTCTACTTGCATTAAATCTTATCCTTCAGTAAGTCTTGTATAAATTCTTGAGCAACATGGTCTGGGTCTTCTTCTACATTTACGTCGCATTGTTCAAGTAGTCCATCAAAGGCATCTCTGTATGCTACCCCTAAATCCTCTAGGATATAATCGCTACGTTCGTCTTCATCTAACTGAAGGTATTGAGTACCTGTAATAATATGTTTATGAGATTCATTGTCTATATAATCTCCGATCCATTGAAATCTAATACTCTCAGGATCAGCTTCAACCCAACCATTAAATTCTATAATAATTTTACTCATGTTCCGTCTTCCAATCTAGTTAATACCAAACGGTCTTTGTCTTCGCTATCTTTAATAATCCAAGTATCACAAACAAATTCATCACCAGTTTCTATGTTGTGTACTACGACATGATTGTTCCATTTAAAGTTTTGATTATTTAAATTCTGTTCTGTTAAAAATTCATACAGTTCGTACCATCTCATAATAAATCCTCCTATCCAAGTATACTATATGTATCGGCAGTTGTCAAGTAGAATCTTTATCTTCTTTTTCTAGTCTTTCGTTATATCTCTTTTTGCTCTCTTTAGCTTTTTGTATAAAATTAAGAAAGGCTTGCTCTGCACTACCTTCATTATCCTTATTCATAGGATACTTCTTAACTCCCTCATTTTTATTTACTGGTAATCCTGTAGACATAGAATATTTTGTTGGTTCTTTTTTGTTCATTATTATCACCCTATTTAGATGCTAGTAAATATAAACCAATATTAGAAAAAGCATATCCAAAATAGGCAATACCCATACCGGAGTTGCCTTTGCAAATCTGTTCAACACTTACATATAAGTAAATCAGACCAGTTAGTACAATTAACCATCCACTCATACAGATACACCTTCCATGAATTTTGCAATAGCTAAATCTTTTTGTTTGAGTTCCATATCTACATCGTAATCAATATCTCCATATTGATAGAAGTCTTTCTCTGCATAGTCTGCATGTTTGCGTGGATTGTTTCCTTGTGCAGATTCGCTATAGTGAAACAACGGCCTGTAGCCTTGCCATGTATTTACGCAGGCTAGGATTGCAAATTCTTCCGTCCACCCATCAGGATGGCAGGCATGATGCAAATAGTCGAAAGTAATTGGTATGTTAGTCTTAGGGTAAAAATCTTCTATAAGCTGTTTTACACTCCAACAATTAAGTTTGTCGTCATTTTCTATGACAAGTCTGTTACGCACATTTTCTTGTAGCATATTGAAGTTGTATAAGAAACGCTCTGTAACCTCTGCATTAGTACCGTCACGATTATTAATGTGCATATTCATGGGGCAGTTATAGTCCTGTGGACAACCTATCATGTCAAGAAAGTCTGCATAGAAGTTTAGTTCTCTGATAGTTCTGTCAACAGCATCTTGATTAGTAGATGCTAGAACATTGAACTCTGATGGATGTACTGATACACGAACACCTGTATCCTGTATAGTTTGCTTTATAGACTCTATTTCCTCCATGATGTCAGTATATTGAGGGAGGTCAGATATAATAACATCGGCAGTAAGATAAGTAATAAGAGGAAATAAATCACTACTGATCCTATAAGTATAGTCGTTTTCTGCACAGTAGGAGATATGAGCATGAGTCACCTGCATATTGTTGAGTATACGAGAGCCTAGAATTTCTAATGCTTCGTCGCGTGGAAGTGACGAGAAACGCTTGTAGGTCATAGTTTGAAAGCTATAACCTAATTCTTTAAGTTCAAGAGATATACAGCATAGTCCAAATCGCATAAGTGTCCTCCTACAACCATTCTATACCAATATCGTCTATTTGTCAACAACAACTTTATTCTTTTGTTGTATTTTGTGTCGGTGGGATAGAAGTAAATACACTTTTAATTAAATTTAATTTAGCAGTATTTGTTTCCACCATTGATACATATTCATCTAGTACAGATAAAATATCAGGATGTTCACCAACACCAGCGGCTCTAGTCATATACAAATCAATAGTAGCAATACCTTCATCAATTTTAGCTTGATACTTTGATTCTAATGCCTTAATATATCTACTTGGTATTTGTGCTTGTTCCATTGTTCTTATCTTCTCCTATAACGTAAGTAAAAGTAAATGTTTGTTGTTCTTCTGGCACATCTATAGTATCTACAAATTCTTTATTGTCAATACTGTTTTCTGTTTCCATAATTTATTACCTATAGTATAAAGGTAGATAATTCCATTGCAGTTGTGGCTGATAAGTAATTGTTCTTTCTCTTCTTAAAAGCCAGCATCGTCTTTCTGTAATTACTGGAACATTATAGTAATAAGGAACCCAACCATAAACCACAGTGGGTTGTGGCACTACATAACTTATAGTAGGAACGGGGGTCTCTACTACTAATGGTGGTGGTACAGGTGTAACTGGTACACTTGCTACCCACTCACCAGCATGTCCGATAGATGTCCATAATGCAACCGTTAAAAATAAAAATGTCCTCATAACATTCCTCTTTCTTGTTAAAATTTAATATGATTACTTTCTATGCCCTTCATCTCATCCCTGAGTCTCCAAGCCCTCTCTGTTTCTTTACTATTTAAGCTACCATTTTCAATATAATCTCTCATCTCTTCTTCATTCCAAGGGTCAAAAGCCTCATCTTCATAATAGTATTCCCAAGGTTTCCATCTAACTCTAACATGGTCTATCTTAGTTTTTCTGTCACCATTTTCATCTGTATAAGAAAACTTAACCCAATACCATTCTTCCGCTGCCATCGCTTCTTCAATAATTTCTACATCTTGGTACTTACCCATTACTCCGAATATTTTTAATCTCCCCTGACCATAAAGCCATTTTATAACACCTTCATCTTCAAAATCAATCGGATAAAATGTATTATAAAAAGAAGTTTGAACAACAGGGTATTTCCAACCAACCCATTCTGCATTTACAATAAAGCCGATTGAAATGCCTACAAACAATAAAAAGAACTGATAGAACAAAGTTCTGCAAACGGTTACAACAATCATTATAAGACCTAAATTGGGGAGGGATTTTAATAGCATACTATTAATTACACCTGCCCTTTAATAATCTGCAATATCCTGCGTGATAAAGCAGCTTGTCCTACAATTCTACCGTCATTATAATCATCACCATATCCGGCAGTTGATTCATGTGTAAACTGATCGTTTATCTTTTCTTCACAAAGTTTTACGATCTGTGCTATTTTAGCATCAGTATGGAATTGATTTTTCAGTGTCGTAATTTCTCGTTTGAAAAATTTCATTTGTATTTACTTCTTGCATAGTCTACAATTTGACCAGCAGTAAATGGTACAGTATTGCCTCCAAGATAATATTCCACACATAGCTTTTTGGCATCTTGAGTGATCTTTATGTTGCTATAAATATGTGTATATGCTGTTCTATATTCCATCAGAATATACTTTTTTACATTTATAGTAAACTTATTTACTGCTTTTTGTAATTTAGGACTATCTCTCATGGGTTTAGCCTTAGCATAGCAATAATTTTATTTGCAGTTTTGTCTGTGTCATAATTTCTATTGCGTGAATCTTCTAAAAGATATTTCACTCTGTCTTTATTTTTAGAAGTCTGTACTTTCTTCAGAGTGCTGTTGCCGTACTCTGTAGAAATATAATTAAAAACATTTTTATTAAAAGCATCAACCTTCGTCATCATTTTCTCCATATAATTTTTTCCAACAACTATCACAAGTTCCTGATATTAATAATTCACGTTCTGATGCAGTCAAATAACTCAATAAGTCTTGTATGTATCCCTTGTCGTCCTGCCAATCATCAAAGTCTTGCTCATTCAGCCAGATACTATTTTCCAATCCGCATAGTTTACATACGACATGAAACACTTTATCTCTGTTATTAAACGCTACCATAGTATAACACAATTATGTACTCTTGTCAACCGTACCATGCTGTTATTATGTTTGCAACTATAAAAAAATTTGTAATAATTGCTTGTAATACAAGTAAGGTTCTTACAAAAGCGATACCATCACTTTGTCTATCGGTTGTACCAGATTTTTCACCTAATGCTTTGCACCAGATTTTCCAATATTTCATTTTAATAAACTGTGAATATAGATAACTAATACAACCATTACTACTGTTAAAATAATTGGTGCAACCCAATAATGAAGAAGAATGTTAGACTGTAAATAAATAGACCAATAATCACTGATAGCATTGTCAATTTCTCTGGTTGAATATCCCTCATTCTTTAATACCCAGTGTAATTGTTCCTCTGTTAATTGATCTTCTTCATCCCAGTATCTTCTTGCCATGATAAGCAAACGCTCATCTTCATCAATATTCCTGTACATTGCATTGTTATCATTTCTACCGCCTTTAGGTAAAAATTAATCTAATCTTCCACTCATCTCAGTCCATATCATAAGGTCTGCTTGAGCCAATGTCAAGCCTGTATAATGCTGTTCCATAAGATATTTACACAGTCCTGCGAATTGAGCATATTTCTCTGGATTTTGTGGAGTATTCTTTGGTGCTTCTTTAACACCACATTTTTCTCTCATCCATCTTAATATATGTGTATCTAATACAACCTCGTCACAAAACTCTCTGGTATGTAACAGAAAGAATCTGGCAGTCTTTGGCCCAACACCATAAACATTCATCAAATCTTCTCTAGTGCAAGTTCTCAAATCTAATTTACTAGAAAAATATAATGCCTTGCGTATTCTATCATACTGTCCTGTCTTATGTGCCTTCAAATAATTATGAAGTTCTGATAACTTGAGGCTTTTAATAAACTCAAACGGAGTCATATCTCCTCTGTCTTTGAGTAGCTTGGCAACTAATCTAGCAGTTGTATCACTATTCTTACCAGCAACAAGGATGCAGAATATCCAGAAAGATTGTAGTTCTACATCTGTACGATTGTAATTAGTAATATCTTTAGGATCAATCAAAGTTTCCATCATTAAAATCCGTTATCCAAAGTAGTAGATAGACCAAGACAAAAGCAATTATTGTTGCCGTTGTACTCATTATACTACTTTATCGTCCACAGTCAATAGCAAACTTTAATTATTTGCTACTGCGTGGATGTCCTTTTGGTAGTAAATCGTTATCTTGTTTATATCCACTATTTTTAGGACGACCATTTCTTAGCAAATATAAAAATGCTCTTACTCTTGCCATCGCCCAACCATCTCTACTCATTTTCGGAGCGTGTGAAGTAGAATAAGCACCTGCACCCCTTCTATAGACCGCTTTAAGTTGACCTAATGTTGCTTTGCTACCCTTATCGTTTTTGTTGTGTTCAATAACGGCTTTCTTTAAACGCTCAGTGGTATTTTTATTGAAAGTTATTTTACCCTTGTCGTCTTTTGCACTATCAGGTTTATTTTTCTTTGAACCTTTTTTTTGATCTTTCTTTGGGGCAGGGGTTCTTCTGGGATCATCTTTAGCAGTCTTACCTTCTGTAAGGCATTTGGCTACAGCATATTCATTAAGTGCTAATAAATATTTATTGGTAAGCATAGTAGTATGATCTCCTTTATTGTAAATACACCATTATGCAATAATTTCATGCTGAATATTTCCAAAAACATCTGTCAGCCTAAAATCCCTACCACTATATCTATATGTTAATTTACTATGGTCAATACCCATTAAATGTAATATAGTAGCATGTAAATCGTGCATATCCATACTGTCTACTGCTTTATGCCCAAAGTCATCAGTAGAACCATGTCTCATACCACCTTTAACACCACCTCCTGCCATCCACATAGAGAATCCACCATTATTATGATCTCTACCTGTTGCTCCTTCTTTTATGCCGGGAGTTCTACCAAACTCACTTCCAAACAATATAATTGTATCTTCAAATAGTCCAGAATCTTTTAAGTCTTGGATCAAAGCAGCAATAGGTTTATCAATAGCTGTTGTATTCTTTTTTAAATTATCATTAATATTCTGGTGCATGTCCCAACCACCATGACCAATCTCTACAAATCTAACTCCTGCCTCACTAAATTTCTTAGCTAATAAACATTGTTTACCAAACTTAGCAGTAGCTTTATCATTGATACCATACTTCTGTAAAGTTTCTTGTGATTCTTTAGATATATCAACAGTATTAGGAACACTTGTTTGCATCCTAAAAGCTAACTCATAACTCTCAATCAATCCTTCTAGTCTACTATTTTCCGCACCGTCTTTCAGGTGCATCTGATTAAAGTCTCTTAATAAATCTAAACCTTCTCGTTGTTTGTCTTTAGTTGTAGATGTATTTACAAGATTAGGTATAGCGCTTTTACTACCAGCATTAATAGCAGTACCTTGATATACTGCCGGTAAGAATGAACTACCATAATTATCAGGCCCAATGTTAGCATCTATAGTTATAAATCCCGGCAACTCTTTATTCTCTGTACCTAATCCATACAATAACCAACTACCCATACTAGGTCTACTAAATTGAAAATTACCAGTATGCAATAAACTTCTAGCCTGATTATGATTACCTGTTTTACTCTTCATACCATTTAACAAACATAAACTATCTGCGTGTTTACGCAAGTGTGGGAAGTTCTCACTAATTTCTATACCACTTTTCCCTGCTGGAGTTAAAGGTACTGCTGGTTTTACAATCTTTCTACCTTTACTTACAGGATCATCTATACCTGCTTTTTCTACCATTAAAGGCTTATGATCAAAAGTATCAGTGTGAGTCATACCACCATTCATATACATGAATATAACTCTCTTATTACTTTTCATAGCCTCTTCTGCCATCAATCCTTTTAATGCCAACATACCAAAACCAAAACTACTGGTTTGTAATAAACTTCTTCTATTTAACATTACGAAATTCTCCTGTGCAGATTATGATTTGAATAAGTTTGGCAAGATCACTATCTTCTTTAATAAAGTCTATAGATTTTTTACTCTCTTGCTCTGTAGGTGGACGACCTAAAAACTTTAGAAATATTTTATTTATGTTGTTTCGATATAATATATTGGGCATAGTTTTACCCATCTTTTTATTATGATCAAGTAATACTTTTGCTTCTTCTTGTGCCAATGCTATGATCTTAGGATTGTTCATAAGAAATAACGCTTGAGTAGAAACTGTCGTAACACTTCTCTCAGCATTAAGCAGGCTATTGTCTGGTCTATCAAATATGTCCAGTACCTCAATCTTATTATCTCTTAATGATGGTATATAAATTGATCTTGCTCTTGTCTCCCCAATATACTTTCTTAGTTCTTTGCTGGAGTTTTTTATACCCGTTTGAAAATCACTTATATTCTTATGCGACCCTTCTAGCTTACCTGAGACAAATAATAATGAGTCTCTAATTTGTTCAGCCTCTAATCTTTTCTCATTCATTCTCCAGAAATAAATATTGTCAGGATCAATCTCATAATTATTTTTATCAAACTTACTACTACGCCTGTAAGCATTACTCATCACAATAGTTTTAATGAGTCTTTTATTTGATAACCTGCCCGTAATAAACTTAGTAGATAAATAGTTCATAAGTTTAAGATTAGTAGGTTCTCCACCAAGTATACCAAAATTATCAAAACTGTCCAGTATACCTTTACCAAACAAATGTCTCCATACTCTATTCACATGAACTCTGTAAGTTAATGGATTAGTTTTATGTGTTATCCATTCTGCAAACTCATATCGTCCACTGGTATTATCAAAATTAAGATTAGGTCTATCACTAAATATCTCTGGTAATCTTCTGGGTACTTCATCGCCCAGATTATTTACCTCACCTCTAATTGCTAATTTAACTTCTGTCATCTTTTCTTTATCTTTGACAGACATTATAGGCTCTAAATGTTCTAGGTATTTTAAATACTCCTCTGATAACTTAGCCTTGGCTTCATCTAGTTTCTTTTGTCTCCTACCCAATTCTTTGTTTAATTGATCCTCTGTTGCTCTTTTGTTCCATGTTTTAATAGACTCTATCTGTGTCTCTAGGTTTTTAATATCACACAGCAGAAACCACTCCTGTATCTTTCTCTTCTTATATAAATCTTCTGTCTCTTCTGTGAGTAGATAGTCATAGTCTCCCAAATATCCTGTGTTATTATTACCCCTGTAAAGACCATCTAAATTTTCAGTATTATTAAACACACCAGCAACACCATAATAATCCTGCTGAGAAAATGGATCGAACTTATGATCGTGGCATCTTGCACAACTTAAAGTCATGCCAAGAAAACCTCTAGTAATAGCATCTATCTGATCATCGTTACGATCTGCTTCAAACTGTTTAATCTGTGCCTGTATATTCTTTGTCCCTATGGTTAAAAAGCCTGTAGCTATCCTGTTGTTGTTATATTCTTCATAACTTTTATGTGGCAGTAGATCGCCAGCTATTTGTTCTTTAATAAATTGGTCGTATGGCTTATCGTTATTAAAACTATCTATAACATAATCTCTATATCTCCAAGCATACGGACTAACTAAATTTCTATCTTGTCCAGATGATTCTGCATACCTTGATACATCAAGCCAATGTCGTCCCCATTTTTCTCCAAACCCATCATCCTGCAATAAACTATCAACTAACTTCTCATACTTATCTTCTGATGTATCGTCCGTATAGCCTTTTATCTGCTCAATACTTGGTGGTAGACCAATAAGATCAAAATATAATCTACGAACAATAGTATAATCATCTGCTATCTTTACTGGTTTTAGCTTGTGCTTTTCTATCTCTAAATTTAAGACGGCATCTATCTCTGTGCCATCATCATATTTAGCTACAGGAGGTCTAGTTACCTTCTTAAATGCCCAAAAATTTCTAGCCTGTCTTAATTCTACTGCCCTATTCTCATGCTTATATCTTGGGTCAGGCATACCCATTTTAATCCATTGTCTAAAATTATTGACAACTTCTTCACTCAAAGGATTATCTGGAGGCATATCACCAGACTCAATATAGTCTAGTAATAAACTCTTATCTATCTTGCCGGGAACAACTGATGGGCCAGAATCGCCACCGTTTAATATACCTTGCCTAGTATCTAAAGACAATCCACCCTTTACATCCTTAGAATTAGAAGAATGACATGAATAACATTGGGTAGTTAAAACAGGTTTAATATTCTCTTCAAAGAATTTGATACCAGTTTCCTGCCCTACTGCAATATTAGAATAAATAATAAAACTAATTAGAAGTATTTTTTTTAACATTTTTGCTGCCCTTCACCCATTTAGGCTTGTATGGACAATTAATACACCTACAGCCGCAACATTCCTTTCTTGTCAATAAATACTCTTTAGTTAATGGTTTGGTCATCTAATCTATCATATTTTTTTAAAACATCCCCTATAATTTTATTAATAAAATAGATTTGGCAATCGTTTTGAAACTTATTTAGATATTCTTGATGATCCAAATTCCTCCTATGCGTCATTAGACCATTATTAATGATGTCATCACTCAAGTCTTGACCGCTAAACTCAAATTCTTTTTTGAATCTCCCATATACTTTACCAAATAAATGCCTACATTTGATTTTTTTAAGAATAAAAAGTATGTATCCTCTAGGATTATTCATCATATCTTCATATCTCAAAATTTTACAAGTTCTATTATTAAATATTGTTTCATATATTGATGACTGATAGAACAACCTGCCGCTAAGTACAAAATCATCTAAGCTAATTTTTTTAATTAATTCTCTCAATTCCCATGCTTTGCTATCAAATTCACTGGTACTATGTGTCCATCCATGAGAATAATAATGAGAAATCATCCTATTTACAGGATGTCTCAATATAACTATATCAGATTCTTTAACTTCTTTCTCTAATTTTTTTTTATTATGAATATTTAGTCTATCAAAATCTATAATCTTTTCGTCGCACAGATTATTTATGTATACATATATTGCATTTTGTAGAGTACTGCCAGATTTATGTATTGCTCTAATTTTTATCATTTAATTTGATAATAGTCCAATATTTAGACCCACAATTATTATCCACCCACTCTTCTGCCATATATTTGTCTTCAAAAGGGCCGAATATTCTATCGTCCCTGTCTCCAACACGAAAGTTCTTTAATTCTACAGAATATTTACTCAAGTCGCTAGTAACCACAATATACATTAATAAATCTCCAAATAATCCTTACCTGTATTGATAAGGGCTAAAACATTAGCAATATACTTTTCTGCTTCAATTTCAGTACCAAATTGCACTATCTGTCTTTTGGTTAATTTACAGGGTAGCATCAAAGGTTTATCGCCTTTGTATATTACATATTGTGGTACTCCATCTCCTGTTTGATCGTGTTTTCTTATGTTGTACATAAATATGGTACTCCTAAGTCTCTTTTACAATATTGTGGTATTTTTCTATATGCACATTGATCCTTCATATATGACCATACGCCTATACATTTAGCTTGAGGTATTTCTTCTTTAATATTTTTAATAATAGCCTTCACAGTGCCACCAGAGCATATAAGGTCGTCAATAATAATATACTTATTAGAATAAGCCCCCTCAACCATAAAATCCGAATATCCATCAATTTGCTTCCTTACAACTATGATGTTTTTATTCAACAATTCTGCTATCTGTGGTACAACCATTATACCACTTACTCCCATACATGCAATAGCGTCATATTCTTTATCGTACTTTTTGAGTGCAGCATAAGTATTCATAATAATTTTATTACGATATTTATGGCTCAATATCCTGCTAGTATGGCTACATCCCTGTATCACCTTACCATCAGGAGTACGTCTAAACTCATCCAATTCTTGTTCTAATATATTCATTTAGAAAGTTTTTTAGTTCTGTAAGTTCCTGAAGGTTCATAGCGTGAAAGGTATCAATATAACCCCATACAACTTTACCGTCCATCTGTTTGTATGCTCTGTATATTTCAACACCTAATATATCACCGTCTTCACTACCACACTTCTTGATCTTAAAGTCTATTGTTTTATCCATATAATTAACCACTTTCTAGGTGATTAACTATACACTATTTATCCCACTTGTCGAACTCTTGTATAAGGTTTTTAAGGTAGACTATTTTATTGGTCATTTCTTCAGGCTTTATATCATTCTCATTCTCATATACTATTTGTCTACATACCTCAAAGGCATCAAACATTATCTCGTACTGTCGAACATTCATTAGGCTTTACCCATAAAGTAAGAACTCCACAATTAGGAGTAGGTCTAATTTTCTCCCAATCATTTACCAAAAACAAATCGCCCCTTATACTATAATCGTCACTTGCAAAACTGCAACTTTCAAGTTTTTTTGTATTTTCTTCCATTTGTGGGAATTATACCCCCCATTACTTTCTATTTGTTTTTCATTTATGGGATTTGTTCCCATTTAAGGTTCTTTTGATTATATGAGCATTAGAGTCTTTGTGTCCAGTATCTTGAAGATAGCGGTCAATAATTGAGGTTAATAGTGCTATTTCTGACGCTGAAAGCAAGACTTGTTTATACATTTTTACCCTATAAAATAAGAAGAAGCCTACTACTATACATACTACCAGATACAAGGATAAAGTCAAGTGGAATTTTAGTTGGTTTTTACCTTTTTTAGTCTCGACCTCACGCAATAAGTAAAATATAATTAATTTTGGCAATAATAGGCATATTATTAGTAAAAAACAGTGTTTTTGTTGTTATGCAGAAGAGAAGTAAGGTATATATGGGGATTATTAATCATAAAGTATAGAATATTGGTATTTAATCTATAGTTCCTTGATATTATTGGCACATAGATGCTAGAAACTTTATAAAATTTTCATTTTTGTTCTAGTTTGGGATTATCTATATTGGTAGTATGGGTGGGATTCTTAATAGATATAACTAATGTCTGACCTTTAACTTTACTAAAATTTTTATTATAATTATCTACAAACTTTCCTATCTTACTGCACAATAATCTACAGTCTATAGTAGTATCTAGATTTATATACAGGTCTTGATTTTGACTGACTACGACCAACCTGACCAATCCTTATAGTTTAGATAAGACAAACCCCTATATTTGACTGACTACGCCACCTCCGCCACATCCTATTAGTTTAGATAATACAATTCTATCTAGCCCAAGATAAAATTCATATCTAGTCTATAGTAACACTGGCACAGAATGATGCAAGAAAGGGATCGCTAATTTGGCTGACTACCTACCAACAATCTCAACCTTTATAATTTAGGTGATACAATAGTAAGATTTTCACCTTCTAATTTAGCAAAATAACTTTGGGTAATTCTAACTTTATCTACATCCCAAAAATCGTCATAACTTTTGGTATAGACATTAATTCTATACTTGTTATCATATACATTAACAGCCTTACATACTTCTAAATTCTTAGGTCTTTCTCTTTGTTTAAATAAAAGAGTACAAATATCAACCATAGGTGCATCTTGATTTTTTCGTGCCATTGTAACCTCCTGTTAAATTTTTCTAAAATAAGACATAATTAATACTTGACAAGTACAGGGTTATAGTATATATATTATGCAGGGGTTGGGGTTAATACTAACTAGTAATACACTATAGTATCTTAGATATTAAGAATCCAAGTACTAGCCCTACCTGCATAAAAAATACAAATAAATATACTAATCACCCATCCAAATCATCAACAAAATAATTAACATAAATTTTCCAAAGAAAAGGGATTGACAAAGAAGAATCAGAAACTATAATAAGTTGTGGAAGAGGTACTAGCCCCACTGACTCCATGAGCTATTATATCATATAGTATCGGTACGCACAATGCTCCGACTATTCAGAAATTGTATTATAGTCCAGACTTAGATTCCTGACTACTATATCACACACTTCAGTATAGTCTATATCAATTAGACACCTTTTATTATTCCACAATTGCCCCCTACTATTATCCTCAAAATAAGATAATAAATCTTCTTGCAATTGTTCACATATATCTCTTCTATTCTGCATAATTATAATACTCCTTATTCTGGCTGACTATCACCAAGACCACCAATCAGGTTTGATTAGGTAAGACACCTATACATTATATCGGCTATCCGCCTGGTTGTCTATAGGAAATCTTCGTAAGTCCTTGCCAGTAAACAACTTAGCTAATTTTAGCGGGCAAGGCTTGTGCCATAAAAGATGGGAGGCCGACCCCACCACAAGGCCGACCTCCCCGACGCACGCCACGAAAGGAGAGCGATTAGAGCGAACTAGCGTATTCTGTTGCCAGTGCTAGTGCCCTGTTGTTAGCAGTGCCGTTCTGACCAAACCACAGGCTTTCCATGCGGTTGTTGGTGTTACGACCTTTGTTGTAATTAAGATACTCGTTGAAGCCGTTGTAAGCAGCCCACCAAGTACCTCGTACTCCAGCCATATCCTGCTTAGGGCCATGAATTGTAGTGAGAACATCATCAAGGATATTCTTGGTACGAGTCTTCATGTCTTCATCAGCAGTCTTGTCTACATTCAACAGAACCTTGACATACTTGCGAACGTCAGCCTGATTGAAGTCACGACTAGCTAGGAATCGGAACTGTTCCGCAGTAGCCTCAAACTGAGCATTGATATTGTCCATGATGTCACGGACGTTATCAAGTTTACCCTGAGCCGAACGAGTGTGTCGGATTCTTAGCAGATTACTCTGTTTATGAGAGTGAGCAAAAGCCAAGGTATTGACACAGACAACACGAATTGGCGTGTATCCTACACGGATAGCAGTTGTGCCATCGTGACTGTTAGAGAGAAGAATAAACTTCTGAACCTCATCACCCTTGACAATTTCACTAGGGTCACGGTTTAGTTGAGCCAATGCCCAAACCTTTTGACCGCCACTTAGTGATCCACCCGTATGGAGACTACATTCGCCAGCGTCTACGAATGGTTGGAACCATTCAAACGCATCCTTATTCTGAAGTGGTACATATCTTGGGCCTACCACTCCCAGAATGCTATTATCACTTTTGCGATAAGTAGCTTTTGCAGGAACATCATAACCGTCTGTTGTTACGAGATCCTTGACGCCAACTTCCCAATCCAAACCAGACTTTTCAATGGCTTCGCTGATTGTTGGAGCATCTTCCAACTTCTCACCGAGTCCATGCCAAGGTTCTGCTCCGGTGTAAAACATAGATTCAACATTAGCAGGCATTTTAGTTCCTTTCGTAAGAGTGATGTCCTGTATGCTTTAAGTATACCATATATATCGTCGCTGTCAACAATAATCTTTAGGAAAAAATTAAATGGTCGTAAGTCGTTACCCAGTAAGGGTTTACATGCGACCCGGCCCGCAGCCTTACATAAAAAAGACCTGCCACCACCCACAAGGAAAACGTCCCGGTATGCGGTGATGACAGATCTTATTTAGTCCAATCTCTAAATAATTCTAAACGAACACCCACATTCATTCTGTCGTTATCAGGTTGTCCATTCAGACTTATCGTTTTGTTGCATGTAAGAGAAGTCCTAGTCGTAACACATCCTGTGCAACAGACTAAGAAGAACGCCAAACATAGTCGATATACCATTCTACCACCTCCTTAAGAGTAATATCGTCATCCTCAAGGATTTTCTTTACCTTATCTGTCTCGGATTGATTCATCACACTCATTCTGTGATTCAGGTAGTCCAAGACTGTTGTTATCTTTTCTTTTTTATCCATAATAACTCCGGCGAGAATCGAACTCACATTTGAGGTTTAGAAGACCACTGTTCTATCCGTTGAACTACGGAGCCAATAAATGAAAGGCGGCCAGAGCCGCAGTCTTGGATATCCCCATTGACGCTGCGACTCTGACCGGTTCAATGTGTATCAGACTCCCGGCAGAATGGCATCTGCTGTATCGTGAGACACAAGCAACTCTGACTTAGCTTGGGTAGCCTTGTGTGCATCGCCTGCTTGTTTGACATCAATACCAAACTTGCGTTGACGAGCAACCTTCCAGCCCTGCTCTGAATACTGCTTTACGCCATCAGACTTTACCAAAACGAGTGCTTCTTCAGGAAGATGTTCCTCAAGTGAAGCAGACACGAAGCTGGTAACTTCATCAGTGTCAAGCGAATTAGAAGCGACTGTGATATTAAAACTATAAGCCTTCATAATAATCTCCAAAAGTTAGTGAAACCAATTAATAACATTGTACCATATATATCGTCATGCGTCAAGCATATTCTTTACATTTTCTCATCCTTCCTTCCTCTAAGATATAAACACTATTACCGTTAGTGATCAGAGAAGCATAATCAGTTCCATCCCAATTGAATTCTCCATCATCACCTCCACGACGCCAGTGTATATCCTTGATAGGATTATACGATAATTTGTCCATATATTTAGTAGATATGCTATCAGCCTCATACAAGTCAAAGTTATCACACTCAACCCATCCACACACATCTTTCTTACCTGCACCATGCACCCTCCTTGCTGCATTAGTTTTATTGATAAGTTTAGCATCATACATTTCTATCTGATACTTTTGTGGGTCAACGTACTTGACTGTACCATCGTATGCTTTGATTTGCCAGTGCATGTAGTTCTGACCACGTTGTAGATGAAATCGTATTTTGTATTCAAAACCAATCATAATTATCTCCTTTCCCCTAGTATACATTATCGACATTCTATTGTCAAGACTTTAATATTTAGCTGACTGTAACTCATTTACAACTATCTTACTACATTAGGTGCGACATTACCCAGCGTCCATACGATGTTGGTCCAATCTTCCCCGGCCTAGCCGGAAGGTATGGAAGTCGTTTTCAGACTATGACCGAAGCCATCACTGGGTCTACTCGCCGCTTTGAGGTTTGTAATAGGACTTAGGTATTACCCGTACTAGGGCAACACTTTCCCGTATAGCTATCAGGCTGCCAAGGTGCTATACGCCTTATCCGTCTTAATGTATTGGCAGTGGACACTGGGACTTGCACCCAGTAGGTCGTCTTTACATCGTCAGGATACCGAATTATCCCAGCCAAATGTACGTCCGGTAACGCCTAAGCAACTCTGCTCGCCACTATATCATTCTACTATATAATATCGTCATTGTCAATAGAATAGTTTAGAAAATATATAAATAATTGTAAGTCCTTACCAGCAAACAACTTACGACGACCATGCGGGCCCGGCTTCCTTTCATTCCTCAAAATCTTTATCACGAGATTCGTCCAGGATGTGATAGCATTCCTCTAGTATATCCTCCGTTTCCCATACTGTCGTCTTCTTATCTGCACTAATATAGTCTTTACAACCACGTTCGTCTACATATACATATTCGTCTATCAGTTCACTTCCTGTCATATAATCTAAAAACATTTTTATAACTATTTCTTTTTTGTTTAGATTCGTATCAAATACTTTCCTAAAATTACCAGATGCTATGTAGACCTTCATGTTGTCACCTCTTCCTTCTTGAGAATTTTAAGTGCATTTGCTGCTTCGCTACCCTTGGGCTGTACTCCGTGAATCAGTAGGGCAAAATCCTGATTGGCCTTGGTTGGATCGCAGGCGTGACTATCGTCGTTGTCAATTTCCAGACCTAGATCGGCGGCCTCCTGTTTTGAGAATACCACCTTAGCAGATCGCAGGCCATGCTCTGCAATCAGATGATCGTCACGACCACCGTATGATGCAGTCAGAACAAGATTAGTCGGAACCTTGTCACGACTACGAACCCAATACGTCAGAGACTTAGTGTAGGCGTAGAATAAAACGTCTTGATTACGCTCTGCGACTTTGATCCATGCCATGAAATACTTGTGACTAAACATATCGCCAGACACATGGATACGAATAACTCTGGCATCCTTGGGTAATGCTGCACACAAGGCGTCGGCCATATCGTCAGACGTTTCTAGTGCATGAATAGCGTCGTGATTACGCTTGCGACTTTTGTAAGTATTGGTGAACAATACTTCTTGACTAGCAGAGAAACAACGGAATTTTGTATCTGGCCCGTCCTTGATTCTGCGACTACCATCGGCCTGTTCTTCGGCTTGAGACTTGCACAGAAAAGCGAAAGGACAGTCTACCCCCGACAAAATATCAAAGGAATAAACTTTGGCGGCAGACCGTCCTATCTTCTGGCCTAACCACCGCTTGAGCACAGTAGAGGCGAGCTTGTATAGTTTCTTGAGTTTAGTATTGGCGGCTGAGAATTTCATTGTGGTGTTCTCCGGTGTGATGTTGCTTGTCCCCTCAGTATACTATAGTTATCGTCCACTGTCAAGCATAATCTTGAATCTTTTTTGGCTGACTATGCCACTAATGCCAGCCGGTAGGCTTAGGTGTGACAGAATAAGACTTTGGCACAGAACGTGCGGGCACGACCGAACCTAAGTCATTGCTGAGCAACAACTTAGGCCGGTTCGCACACACCACGAGAGAGCGTTACGCCACAATTCTACCGAATAGCGGCTTGCGGCAATTCTTGACACGTTCGCAATAGAACTGTCGGATTTCACCGTCGTGCAATTCACACGTTACAATGTGATTTGTACGCTTGAACTCCGGATCGCCTTTGCGATAGTTGGAAAGCCTATTCATTCTCTGAATAGTAGCGTCAGAAAACCTGAAAGGCTTGTCAAGAACCCTTGCAAGTACACGCTTTGGATCGCCATTCAATGGCTGCATGTACTCAAAATTAAAAACCTGTCCCGGTTTGGCTTCGCATAGATTAGCACGAAAACCACCGTAAACAGCGTAGATGCTGAAAGCTACCAATGCGATAGCAGCAGCAGCAACGATACCAACCGAAATCATCAAATTGTCCATAATAAAAACTCCAAAGTGTGAAACTGAACCTAACCATTATACCATATGCTTGACACCGTGTCAAGCCTTAATCGTCATTCCATCCTCAAAAGGTGTGATCCCATTCACATACCATTCCCAATTTTCTTGGCGTACATAAAAAGGACTAAACTTATTGATTCTGTTTTTTGTTGTGTCTGTTTTGTGTCCACCATGTCTCAGCGTTACACTATTGTCAGGGTGGATCGTTACCACATCTGTACTGTACAGCCGAACAGCAATGCTGCCATTATGCAAAATTCTAGCGTATGTATTGTTTGCTACCTTGCGTTCCAGTTTGCAAGTTTTGCCGTGAACCAATTTTGTCAATTCTTTGTGTGTCATAACTTTTCTCCTAAGTGTTATATCGACATTCTACCAGATAAACTTTAATTGTCAAGCGAAAAATTTGGCGTTTTTTCTCGCTGGCTATGCCACCTATGCCAGCCGGCAGGCTTAGGTAGGACAAATCAGCATTTGGCACAGCATATGCGGGCCCCGTCGCTGTAAGTCCTTATACAGCAACGAGTTACGCCGATTTATAAAAAGTTAGGTGGAGCCGCTATCCCCTCAGTCAGATGTAGTAATATCGTAAGGGTAATTCCAGCTATAAGGGCTATTCCTAACAGCTTCATTGTGTCTCTCTGTTGTCGACTCATCAAGTTCCTCCTCAAATAAAACGGTGTGTATGCTCCACATTAGAGCAATACCAATACTATAACCAGTTACCACACTTAGAAAATCTAAATTAATAAAACTCATCCTGTATACTCCTCATAAGTGAAACTCTGAACCCCTCGACGATATTGTTCCTCTACAATACCTGAAATCGCTGCTAGATTTTCCTGTCTGTTCTCTGCTGTACTCAGATCAATCTTAGGTACTGCTACCATTATCGACAAATTGACCTGCTCTGTTCCAGTAATTTCATCAACAATATTGTTGCAATCGTAGTATCGAAAATTTGGATCCATTGACTTATTCATGTTTATTCTCCGTTGATAAATCGTACTCGTAAAATGTTAGCGGCTACACTTACTCCGTCAAGTTCTTGTTGCTCCTGACATGCCAACAAATAGCATTGTAATCTAGGCGTGTCAAATTTGTCAAGTACTTTGTAAAGGTATGCGTAAACAGATGTCGGTTTGTATTCGTACATCACACCCCCCAATCTTCTGGATAGTCGAAAATATCATTCACGCAATCGTATTCGTTACCATATCCGTACAGGTCAGCGTATTCCTGATCCATGTCTGGCTGCCCGTCATCATACGCATCTATCTCGTCTTGAAAGACATCACCATGAGCGACATATTCTTCTATCTGCTCAAGAACAGGATCAAGTCCGTCAACGTCGTCAAAATCTGAACGATAAATGTTTTCAGCAGGTGTCATAATCAATTCTCCAAGTGGTTAAGTGTTATATTCCAAGTATACAGGTATTATCGACATTGTCAAGAAAAATCTTTACTTTTTTTCTAAGATTGTATCCAAGTAAATTTCCTCCGGCGTGATAACGTATCCATACTCACAATTAGGGGTATAAACTCCCAAATATACTTTCCCGTTGTCATACCCTTCGAACCCTATCATCATCCCAAATATAGTGTAGATTGTCAACATCATTTTTCTCCGTGGGTTATTCTTTCCTTATACATATATTATCGGCTTGTCCTGGAGCTATCTTTAATTAAATACATCTTTTTTCTCGCTGGCTATGCCATCAATGCCAGCCGGTAGGCTTAGGTGATACATATGTACACCTACGTTCGGCGGCGGGCTCCGTAGAGCTAAGTCCTTTCCTCACAAGGGTTTACGTCAACAATACATATCGTTTCTTATTACCTCCCATTTTTTCCAGCTTTGAGATTTTATGTCGAAAAAATAACGCTGCTTTCCCTTGTATATGTCTGCTGCTTAGATGGTGATTCATTTCTTCGAATGATATTTTATCTTTACCCTCTACCATCTGATTCCATATAATATCTTTTTGCTCTGATGTAACATACTTAGGATTCATAGGAGTAGCAGTCATGCTGCTCATCTTCTGTTCAATTTGTTTCTCTAGAAACTCTGGCGATAGGTCACTCATAATATCAGAGTACTGTTCTTTTATATCCTTTACTCTCTGCTCATATCGTTGGTACTGCTCTATTATCAGTCGATTCTGTATTAGTACTTCTGCCATATCTCTGCACATATCATCTAATGCTGTCAATCTTGTTTCAAAATCCATGATCATTCTCCAGATGGTGATGTTTCTGTTTCCTCTAATAGCTTACGATTGAACTTGTGAACAGTACCATCCTGCTCAACACCCAACCATATCTTAGTGCATTCATCCCAGGCAGCTGATAGGATAGGGTACTGCCTCATAAGTGTTTCAGTGTCAGTCATTATAACAATAGTCTCCTGTGTTAAAGTTACGGATACGCTGTAGTCTGTCGGCAACTTCATAGAAGTCTAACCAGCCATCAACGTCTACAATACCTAATGCTGCATTCCATTCGGTATCATAGATCAGTTCACTTGTGATCTCTGGATCAGTACCGTGAGGATACTTTAACAACGCAAGTTCAAAATACCCTGCATGGCCACCATAAGTCCCATCATGACAAGCGACACTAGCCCCAAGTCCGTTGCTGAAATAGTAGCGTTTAACATATCGACCTTCCTTATTGTGAACGTCTGCTAGGAATCGTGTCTCATTTAGTTTCAGTGGGTTTACTTTAGTTTTCATTCTACATCCTCCTCAAATATAGGATCACCACACTCATCGACTGCTATACCGTCATCATTCATAAAAACATCGCCATTGGCTATACCCTCAACGATGATTTCTATTTTATCTTGTTCGCTAAACATTTTTACTCCTAACAAATTGGTGTGTAGCTATAGAATACTGACACAACAATAACACAACATACAATAACAATCAACAACAATTCTTGATCTGACTCTTTCATAATGCCTCCTTATCGGCTTGCCTTCAGTATACCTTCCACTTTACGCTTGTCAACCATTTTCTCCAGACGGTTACGGATAATGCAACCCCTCACATTGGCTTGACGCCATGCCTTTACGATTGCTGTGAGCCTGACTATCTCTGATTGTCTGACATTAGCAAGTGTCTCTAAAAAGTCTGTTCTAGCTTGCATGATGTCGGCATAGTCACCGAATCCATCAACACTAGGACGGATTGCCAATTCGACTACGGTATTTTGTTTGCGATTATTACAGACACCGCACAGGGCTTGCAGATTGTCCAGACTTGTTTCACCACCCTTCGACTCTGGCACAATGTGGTCAGCTTGCAGGGCGTCACGGTCACCGATACCACAGGCACGGCAACGGCCATTGTCACGGTTGATCACTTGCAATCGCAGACTTGCAGGAATTGGTTTTTTGCGTCTCATAATGTGGTGTCCTTAGCGGGTGGTGAATAATCCGAGTCTAATATATATATCGACAGATTGCAAGGGCAGCATTAGCCTGCCCCGTAAAAATCCAGACTAGCCTGAAAATGTACAGACTCCGAATCCTCATAATCGACACGATCTTCAATCACTTCACAATGTTCTAAGCAATCGGGACAAATTTGTGCATCCGAATGAACGTATGATCCACAGCAATCGGTAACATAATAGATTTCAAAATTCTTACTCATAATTAAAACTCCTTAAAGGTAAAACTTGTTTTGATACCTAATACATATGCAATCGGCGTGCCAAAACTAAAAATATTTTTATACTTGTTTTATAGGTATATTGTGATTCTCATTTTAAGACATGATTTGCATTTTGCAAATAGTGTAGCATTTTGCATTGCATTTTGCAACACCCATGATATTGTGTATCATTTTGAGATATTTCTGCCCCATAGGTTTAGATAGTACACTTATGTACAGTAGTGGGGTTTTTTTGTTTTGATATCGTTATTGAGAATCAGTCTCAATAAGCGGGGGTGGTATAGACACAATCCGACCCCCCATATTAAATTAACCGTTTTATATAATTAGTTAATAGTATCCTTCTTGGGTCTTCCTTTCTTTTTAATCACTTGCATCTTTCGTCTCTGTTGTCTTATCATATCCGACGTTATCTTCTCTCCACTAATTTCTCCCATTCTTATAGCTATTTGTTTGTCACTACATGTCCCGCAATTCTCCCTAATGAATTCCTTCTCTGCATTACTCCATCTCTTATAGTTAGCCATTTTAGTAGATCCTTATTGACAAATGTGTATATCTTAATACTATAATACTAGATACACCGTTTTTTGCAAGGAGCAAAGATGAGTAAACCAATTGACTCTACATTAAATGTAAAAGCTTGTGCCAGTTTGGATGTTTCAAAGGACCTGGAAAAATCCCAAGGAAAGTGCATTAATGAGCTACTAGATGAGCAAAAAGAAGACGACGAAGAAGAACACACTACCGAATAATGTAAGCGAAGCAGAATTTTTAGAAGTATTAGATAATATAAGTAGACGACTAGGTAATAAATTTAAATTTGGATATCATACTTTTGAAGACATGAAACAACAAGCCGCTATATTTGCTATAGAAGGCTTAAAACGCTACGACTCTAGCAGACCATTAGAAAACTTTTTATGGACGCATGTAAGAAATAGATTATTTAATTATAAAAGAGATCATTATCAACGACCAGATATTCCCTGCAACACCTGTCCTTTTTTCGACAAGCATTGTAAAAAAAGCCAGAGTATGTGTACAGAGTTTAGCAATAGAAATGATTGCGAGCTTTATGACACATGGTATATCAGGAATAATGCTAAGAAAAACATAATGAAACCTGTGGATATAGAAAACACACCTAGCCACAGTAAATGCTTGGATGTAGAAGATATAGTTGACAATGCTGAGGTTCTTAATATAATAGATATTAAAATGCCTACTCAATATCGTGATCTGTATTTAAAATTACGTCATGGAGATAAAATAACCAAAAACGACCAGAAGAAAGTTATTAGTATAATCCAAACTATCCTAACACAACACTACGAAAATGAACAAGATACCTAAGAAGCGTGGACAGCTATCTCTAGATGAAGAAGAGTATATAAGAGATAATTTTAATAAATTAGATATTAAACAAATCGCCACCCACTTAAACCGTACTCCTGCACCAATCAAAAGATATATATCTGAATCTAAATTGGAGTATATGAATGATCCTGAAGGCTATGACACCCTTAAAAATAAACTACACAGTAAAAGCTTTTGGAATGAAATAACTAGACAATTTGATGCTGATAGTGGAGAATTAGAATATTTTGAAAATACATGGATTAATTTAGTAAAACAATTTCGTGAGGACGTACTTCCTGCAGAAGAATTACAAATTAAACAGTTTATCACTATTGACATTTTAATCAATCGTTCAATGAAAGAACGCAAAAGACATATAGCAGATACAGAGAAGCTACAGAAGCAAGTAGACTTTGAATACAGTTTAGCAGAAGAAGATAGAGACACGGCGAAACTCACTAATTTAGAAACTCAATTAAGTTTTGCAAGGAACAGCATTAGCTCTTATACGAATGAGTATACTAAACTTTTAAATGAACAGCAGAAGATTAGCAAAGATTTAAAAGCGACACGTGAACAGCGGATTAAACGTATAGAGGATGGTAAATCATCATGGGTGGGGCTTATCAGAATGTTGGAAGACGAAGAGATAAGAGAAAAAGAAGGTAGGCAGATGGAAATATTAAATATGGCTACAGAAAAAAGTAGAGAAAAATTAGCAGAATACCATACTTATGCAAATGATATTGTAGACAAACCCTTCTTAACACCAGATGATGTATAGAAATTATAAAGATCCACAATATAAACAATGGAGAAAACAGGTCAAAAAATTAGACAATCATACATGTCAGTGGCCAGGGTGTAATATGAAAAAACAATTACAAGTACATCATATAAAAAGGTGGAGTGATTTTCCAGGGTTACGTTTTCATCCCAATAACGGTATAACATTATGCAGAAAACATCATTCGTTTATTAAGGATAACGAAGATGCGTATGCAGAAACTTTTTTTAAAATAGTTAGTAATAGGAGGAGATGATGCTTAATACAAAACAGCCATATATATGCAAGTTAAAAAATGCAGTAACATTATATAGATACAGAAATATTAAGGTTAATCCAGTTACTAAAAAAGAGCTGATTGTCGAACCTGCTACCTTTCATTTAGATGAATTAGCTGTATTTTTTCAAGCTCATGAACAAGGCAAAATAGTTTTTGCTATTATAAAAGAGGTAGACACTCCTATTTTATTGTACAAAGAAGACGATTATGTTAAGTGGAAAGCAGATGGAGGCACACTAGAAGGATTGCAACACAGATTTGAACAACTGCTTGGTAAACATCCAGAATTATTTTTACAAGCACATATGCCACGCACTTTGGATAGTGATCCTCATGGTCCAGGAACCATTCTTTCAGGCATGTTAGAAGCTGTAGGAATTAAGAGTTCTCCTACGTGTAGTTGTAAAAAACGTGCCGTTCGAATGAATGTTGAAGGAAACGATTGGTGTGAAAACAACATGGAAGAAATATTAACTTGGTTATCAGAAGAAGCATCAAAAAGAAAACTGCCTTTTGTAAAGACTGTTGCAAAGTTAATTGTTCAAAGAGCAATCAAAAAGTCCCGTAGATTATTAAAGAAATATGGATCAACTTAAGATCATTATAGATACTAGGGAACAAAAACCTTGGGAGTTTCCTGGTCACACCACAGCGGTACAAAAACTAGACACAGGAGATTATTCTGTAGAGGGTCTAGAAGATATACTTTGTATTGAAAGGAAGCAGAACACATCAGAGTTTGCCAAAAACATTGTGGAGAAAAGGTATGACGATTGGACAGAGAGAATGTCAAAGTTTAAATATAAGTTCCTTTTGTTAGAATTTTCTCTATCAGACGTTTATCTGTTTCCTAAAAACTCTGGGATCCCAAAACATATGCTGAACAAAACAAGAATAAGTTCTAAGTTTTTAATTAAGAAACTTATAGAGTTATCTATGTTACATGATATTCATGTACTGTTTTGTGAATCCTCTTATACAGCATCTAAGTTTGCTGAAGCAATTATGTACAAGGTTTATTCCAATGAACGAGAACAATAGTTTAGAAGATGCTTGGTTGGGTTTAGGTGACCTATCTAAAATAGCAACACCAAACAATCCTATGATTGGTAGATCTAAACATGATATAGAACATCCAGACTACCATTTACTAAAAATATTAAGAGACCCAAAGTATCTTGCTACCACCTGTAAACTTCTATTCAACATAGAGCTGCATCCGATACAGGTGGCAATACTGCAAGAGTTCTGGGTACGACCCTTTCCAATGTTCATAGCAAGTCGTGGTTTTGGAAAGTCTTTTCTTATGAGTCTTTATTGTATACTGAAATGCACCTTTGTGCCTGGAACCAAGATTGTTGTTGTGGGTGCTGCCTTTAGACAGAGTAAGATTCTTTTTGAATATATGGAAACTATTTGGCGCAATAGTCCTGTCTTAAGAAGTATTTTTAGTGGTAATGACGACGGACCCAGAAAAGATGTTGATCGATGTACACTCCGATTAGGCGACAGCTGGACTATTGCTATTCCTATGGGAGATGGTTCTAAAATCAGAGGTCTAAGGGCACATATTATTATTGCTGATGAATTTGCTTCCATATCTCCTGAAATATATGAAACTGTTGTTGCTGGTTTTGCTGCTGTTAGTGCAAGCCCTATTGAGAATGTAAAAGAAGAAGCTAAAAAACAGGCTATGAAAGATCTTGGTGTTTGGACAGATGAATTAGAAGTACTTACTAAGAAAATGGGAAATCAAGCTATAATAAGTGGAACCGCTGACTATGCTTTCAAACACTTTGCACAATACTGGAAAAGATATAAAGGTATTATAGAAAGTAAGGGTGACCACAATAAACTTCAGGATGTTTTTGGTGAAGAAGTTCCAGATAATTTTAATTGGAGAGATTATAGCATTATTCGTATCCCTTATGAGTTAATACCCAAAGGGTTTATGGACGACAAACAAATTAGTAGAGCAAAAGCGACTATTCATACTGGCACATATCAAATGGAGTATGCAGCAGTATTTGTAGAGGATAGCGAGGGGTTCTTTAAGAGAAGTCTAGTTGAAAGCTGTGTTGTTGATGATAAAAAGTCTATCGTAGATCAAGATGAGAATCTTATTATATTTGATCCTGTAACCAAAGGAAATCCTGGAGCAAAATATGTTTACGGTATTGACCCTGCTAGTGAAAAAGATAATTTTTGTATTGTTGTTATTGAACTAAGGCCAAATCATAATAGAGTTGTATATGTATGGACTACGAACAGAACTAACTTTAAAGATAGACAAAAAACAGGTCTAGTATCTGAGCATGATTTTTACGGTTTCTGCGCAAGAAAAATAAGAGACTTAATGAAAGTGTTTCCAGCAGAAAGGATAGGTATAGATGCTCAAGGAGGAGGTATTGCTATAGAAGAGGCTTTACACGATCCTGTACGGTTACAGCCTGGAGAACACTTAATATGGCCACTTATAGATTATGATGGTAAAAGTAAAGAGACAGATGTTCAACAAGGATTACATATTTTAGAAATGGTACAGTTTGCTAATGCCAATTGGACAGCCCAGGCCAATCATGGTTTACGAAAAGACATGGAAGATAAAAGGTTGTTATTCCCAAGGTTTGACAATTTTTCTTTAGGTCTAGCGATGGAAAGAGAAAGTCAGAATATATTAGAGGGTGATCTTAATCCTATATATGATAATCTCAGTGAATGTATTTTAGAGATAGAGCAACTTAAAGATGAATTAACAACAATTGTCATGACGCAGACCAGTACTAGTGCTGGAGCTAGAGATAGATGGGATACTCCAGAAGTAAAGCTGCATGGGGGTAAAAAGGGCAGATTGAGGAAAGATAGATATAGCTCTTTAGTAATCGCCAATATGCTTGCACGACAAATGACAAATGTTCTCAAACCTCCTACCTATGATGTTATTGGTGGAAATGCCAGAAACCATAGAGGTAAAGATAGTGGAGATATGTATAAAGGCCCAGAATGGTTTACTGGTCCAGCTAACGACGATATTTATACAGGTATTTACAGAGATTAGGTGTATGAAACTTGTAATCCCATTACAATAGAATTATAATATAACATGCCAAAAAAATATCCAAAAAGTGACGCTATTCAAAACGTAAGTCCCACACCTCCTGAAGAAGCATATATTTTCTATGGAGATGATGAAGCTAGTAAAAATGAAGCTATGAAAGCTTCTGCTGGAGCATTAGATGAATATACTCTGATAGACGGATATAGTAATAAAGCTACTGCTCATTCTAGATATCGTACTGATTTTTCTAATTTAGACACAAACACATCAGGAAGACCAGGATTAACTCGTGGCGATTATGACTACTTTAGGCCAGATGAAGCAGTGCCTAGAAAAGTCAAAAATGTAATGTATAGAGCTGATGATATTTATCAGCGTGTAGGGTTGGTAAAAAATGTTGTAGACTTGATGGGAGATTTTGCTACTCAGGGGATTAGGATTGTACACAGAAATAAAAGGGTGGAAAGGTTCTACAAAAGATGGTTTGAAAAATGTAATGGCAAAGATCGTAGCGAAAGATTTGTTAATAACCTTTATAAAACAGGCAATGTCGTTGTAGACAGACAAACAGGAAAGCTAACAACAAAAGCCACAGAAAAAATGTTTAAAGCTTTGGCTAAAGCTGATTTTGACATTGGCCCAGAAGAAAAAGTTGAAAAGAGAGTTATTCCTTGGAAGTATACTTTTTTAAATCCCTTATATGTTGATGTGGCTGCTGGGCCTTTGTCATCTTTTGTGCAAGATAAGCGTTATGAGCTTGTCTTACCACCAAATTTGCGTAAGCTAATTAATGCTCCTAAGAACGATGCAGAAAAACAGGTTGTTGCACAGTTGCCAGACCAGATTATTGAAGCTGCTAAGTCAAAGATGAAATATCCATTAGATGCAAGCAGGACATCTGTATATCATTATAAAAAAGACGATTGGCAAACTTGGGCATATCCTATGATATATGCAATCATGGATGATATTACAGTTATTGAAAAATTAAAGCTCGCTGATATGTCTGCATTAGATGGTGCTATTTCCAATATTAGAATATTTAAATTGGGTAATTTAGAACATAAGATTGCTCCTACAAAAGCAGCTACTTCTAAACTAGCACAAATTCTAGGAAACAATGTTGGTGGAGGTACAATGGATTTAGTTTGGGGTCCAGACATTGAATTGATTGAAAGTAAAACAAATGTACATCAATTTTTAGGAGAAGGTAAATATACCCCTCACTTAAATGCTGTGTATGCTGGATTGGGTATTCCTCCTACATTAACAGGAACCTATGGTGCAGCTGGAACTACAAATAATTTTATTAGTTTAAAAACCTTAACACAAAGACTACAGTACGGCAGAGATGTTCTTATTAGGTTTTGGCAGCAAGAGATAGAGCTTGTTCAGAAAGCTATGGGTTTTAAATATCCTGCAAGGATAGAATTTGATAGAATGGATCTCAGTAATGAAGAGGCTGAGAAGTCTTTATTGATACAGCTAGCAGATAGAAATATTGTTAGTGATGAGATGGTTCGATCTAGATTTGGTCTTGATCCAGATATGGAAAAGCTAAGAGTCAATCAAGAACATAAAGAACATAAGAGAAAAACCAGTCCTCCTAAAGTTAGTCCTTATCATGATGCTAATTTTGAAAATGCTATTAAGAAATTGGGTGTCCAGCTAGGTATGTTAACTCCTAGTGAGGTTGGGGTAGAATTAAATAATAAAGATTCCGATCAGCAAAACTTACTTGAGCTTAAGGATAAGTTTGAGAAGCAGAAGCCTAAGAAGCCTGTTATTACAGAAAAAACCCCTGGTCAGCCAGGAGAAGGAAGACCTATGAATTCAAAGGATGCAGAGAAAAGAAAAGAAAAAGAGTTTGCTCCACAAACAGGTGCAAGTTTATCTATTTGGGCTATAAATGCTCAAGAAGCTATATCTGAAATTGTTAATCCTATTATGCTGGATTTTTATGGAAAGAAAAATCTTAGAAGCCTATCTCATCTTGAGGCCAGTGAGCTAGAAGAGGTTAAATCTAAGGTATTATTTAATATTAAGCCATATTCGATTATAGATAGGGATGCTGTGGAGTTGGTGTTTAATACTATTAATACTCAAGCAAATTTAGAACTAATGGGCCATTATATAGATTGGCAAAAATCTGTTCAGCAAGATCTTCCGCATACGATGTCTTTAGATGACCAAAAACAAGCAAAAGCATCTTTTTATTCCATGGTGTATACAATTTTACACAAAACATAAGGTAAAATTATGAAAATATATAAACAAGAAATAGCTGATGGTATAGATGCATTAGTGGCTAGTCAAGCGTGTATTACCTATGCTTCTGTCGCTGAACCTTGCGAAGATACCAAAGCTTTTGCTTTTAATAATATTAAGAGCGTTGCAGCTATTGAGGATAAAGATTTATATTATGTTCAGTCTATTCTGGTTAGTAGTACTTGGAATAAAAACGACGATGTGTTTGATAGGGGGGAAGTTTGGAAAGCCAAAAGTACACCAGAAGATAAACCAACCAATCTAGAACATGATGAGAGTGTCGTTGTTGGACATATTACTTCTAATTATCCTATAGATGATAATGGTCAAGTTATTCCTGTAGAAACATTAGAAAACGATTTACCTGAAAAATATCATATCCTAACAGGCTCTGTAATATATAGGGCTTATAGTGATCCTGAGCTTAAAGCTAGGGCAGAAAATTTAATTAGAGAAATTGAAGAAGGTAGTAAATATGTTAGTATGGAGTGTTATTTTAAGAATTTTGATTATGGTTTAAAGAACCAAACTACTGGTGAGTTTAAAGTTTTAGCCAGAAAAGAAGATACTGCCTATTTAACAAAACATCTAAGAGCTTATGGTGGCACTGGCCAACATGAGGGTTATTCTGTTGGTAGAGTATTAAGAGATATTACTTTTAGTGGTAAAGGTTTCGTTGACAAGCCTGCTAATAATGATAGTATAATTTTTAGTCGCACCATGTTGAATAAATTTTTAGAAGATAAAAACACTGATTTTGAAAAAAAGGGTGTAATAGACAATAAGCCGTTTTCTAAGCCGGAGAAAAAAACTATGAATCTAGAAGAGACCGTCGAAAAGATGAATAAGAAATTAGAATCGCTTCTAACGTCTGAAGCATTCGCATCAACATACAGTAAAGCTTCAGATCTTGAAGTCAAGGTTTCTGAGTTGGAAACTAAGGCGGAAGAATCTGCTGAGGCTTTGACCGAACAAACTGAGAAGTTCACTGCACTTGAAGCTTCAATTGCAGAGAAAGATGAACTCGTAAAGGCCCTTGAGGAAGAAAAAACTTCTTTAAAAGAACAGCTTGACTCAGCTAATGAAGTTCTTGCTGGCTACAAAGAAAAAGAAGAAGAAATGGCCAAGAAAGAAAAAGCATTAAAAAGACGGGCATCTCTAGTAGAAGCTGGTCTAGATGATGAGGCAGCAGAAGCTGCAGTAGCTAAATTTGAGAATCTTGATGACGAATCTTTTGATTCTATCGCTCTTGTTATCACTGAAGCAGCTAAAACAGCTGAGGCAAAGATGCCACCAGCTCTTAAAGAAGCTTTAGATAAGAAGAAAGATAAAGAAGAAGATGAAGAGGCAGTCATGAAGAAGAAGCCAAAGGCTTCTGAAGAAATTGTTGCTGAAGAAACAGAAGAGACTGAGGCAGCAGAAGAAGAGGCAGACGAGGTGATTGCAGAAGCATCTGATCTTGAAACAGTTGAGACTGACGAAGAAGTGAGTCTTTCTGTAGCAGGTGAAGAGGAGGTTTCCGCAGTTGAAACTACTCGTGCAGCTTTAGTTGATTTTGTTAAGTCTAGACTTCAAACCAAGTAATTTTTAAGGGAGAATAAAACATGGCTCTTAAACCAGATCGTATCGAAACTCAAACAGACATCTCTTTTTTCTGCAATTCTGCAATTGACAGAGGTGGATTAGTATCAGTTGTCACAGGTGGCTCAGGCGTAGCTATGGATGATGGCAATGCAGTTGTAAACTACGTTGCTAGTCCTAGTGGAGCAAAGCCAGTTGGCCTTTTGCTTAATGATGTTGTTAATAATGACCTTACGCGACAGCATATTAATTATCATCAGGATGAAGTACAGGTTGGCAGTAAGGTTGCTATCCTTAGAGTTGGTCAGGTAACTACCAACACTATCGCAACAGGTGTAGCAGACGCACCAGTAGCAGGCGCAGATGCTTATCTCGCAGCTAATGGTACTCTCAGTGCAGTTCAAGCTGCAGGAGCACCTAAGGTTGGTCAATGGCTAAGTGCCAAAGACGCCGAGTCTTATGCCAAAGTATCCATCAACATCACTTGAGATTAAAAAAGGGAGAAACAACTATGTCAGATATGAGTAATAAAACTTTTCAACCAACTCCAGAGTTGACCGATCTTTTGGTCAGATCTGGTTCACAGCAAAAAGAGACCTCTCTTGCTGCTAATGCAGAATTTGCAAAAGCTCTTGAGCAGCCTCTTCGTCAGGGTGTCCTGAGTGGCAACATTCTTGATGGCATTTTTGAGCCAATTCAATTAGCTCCTGGTGCTAGTCCAGAATTTCCACTGGATTTCCTTGCTCCAGGCACCGAAAAAGATTTCGTTGCTTACACCATTCCTAATCACGGATATATTCCAGAACGTCATGTCGAAGGCGATTATGTCATGGTTCCTACTTATGACATCGGCTCCAGCATTGACTATCTTTTAAAGTATGCTCGTGACGCCCGTTGGGATGTTGTCGGTCGTGCTATGGAAGTTATGGAAGCTTCATTCGTTAAGAAGATGAATGATGATGGCTGGCACACACTTCTCGCTGCTGGTGTTGACCGTAACATCGTTGTCTTTGACAGTGATGCTGCTGCTGGTCAATTCACGAAGCGTCTTGTGAGCCTTATGAAGACTGTTATGCGTCGTAACGGTGGTGGTAATAGCTCAAGTAATAACAGAGGTCAACTTACAGACCTTTATGTTTCTCCTGAAGCTATGGAAGATCTTCGCAACTGGGGCATTGATCAGGTCGACGAAGTTACTCGTCGTGAAATCTATGTCGCTGATGATGGTGGTGGAGCAGTAAACCGTGTCTTCGGTGTGAATCTCCATGATCTAGACGAACTTGGTGAAGGCCAAGAATATCAGCTGTTCTTCCAAAATGTACTTAGTGGTACACTTAGTGGAGATAGTGAACTTGTTGTAGGTCTTGATCTTCGCAAGAGAGACAGCTTCATCATGCCAGTTCGTGAAGGCGTTCAGATCTACGAAGACGATACACTTCATCGTCAGAAGAGAGCTGGATTCTATGGCTGGGCTGAGCAAGGTTTTGCTTGCCTCGATAATCGCAGAGTTATCCTTGGATCTCTGTAAGTCTTAATCATTATTTGGTTGAAACTGGGGCTGGCGTAAAAACCAGCCCTTTTTTTATATATTTATATATAAGGTGTATCTTTAAGTATACCCATAATTTTGAGAGGTAAGCCATGGCAGCTAGTCAGTATGACTTCAAAATAGAACAAGGTTCTTCGTTCAGATTATCTATTATCTACAAGGATTCTAATAATAGTCCTATAGATTTAGCTAATTATTGTGCTAGAATTGTGTGGAAAACCAATACTAATATTACTCAAACCTTTACAACAGAAACTTCTGATTTTTCTACATATAAGCTATTTATTGAGACTCCTACCACAGATGGTAAAATAACATTTTTACTACCAGCTTCAACTACTAATGGATATAGTTTCAGTAGTGCTAAATATGATTTTGAATTACAAGACAAAAATAGTGAATTGTATACGGGTGGTGGTAGCGAAACTTTCCGAATACTATACGGGAATATCAATATAGATAAAAGATATAGTAAATCAGACGACCTTTTGGCTTGTACATCATGAGTTTCACTATAGAGGTAGAACCAATAGTCTCTAATTTTATAGGTATCGAAACATCATTTTCAGATACAATAGAGACAGTTTTGGAAGACAGTATAACAGACAGTAAGACTTTGGATATAATAAACAATAATTATTCTGATACTGAAGATGTTAATTACAGTAAAAATATTATAGATATAGAAGCTACAAATACTAGCTCTACTACTAATTTTATAGACGTTGAGATTTATCAAACATTCGACCTTACTGTACAAACAGGGTCAACGAGTGAATTTATTGGAAATATTCATCATAGTAGGGTTGATGGTTTAGAAGATTTTATAGAACACGGCAGACAATTTGACTGCGGCACACCATAAAGGGAGACAACAATGCCAAGAGATACATTAATACAAGTAAGAAGAGGGACACTAGCTCAATGGTTGTCTACAAACCCTACTTTGGCTAATGGTGAGTTGGGTTTTATTACGGATCAGTGTAGACTTGTTGTGGGTAAAGATGAAGTTAATTTTAGCGGACTATGGAATTCGGATTCTTGCGTAATTCCACAAACAGGATTGACAGGTGGGGGTACTGGTAGCGTTAATGATGTTTTCAGATTTGTTAATGTTAGTGGTTCAGAAACCTTAATGGCTAGTGGAGAAGCCACTCTTAGTTTAGTTGGAGGTAATAGGATTAATATAGTGGGTGTGTCTGGGACAAACACTATTACTTTTGATGTATCTGGTTTAGTCGCTGCTGATATTAGTGACTTTATACCTACTGTTACGGGCTTGGTGGCAAATCAGTTTGAGACAGATTTAGTCGCAGGAAATAATATTCAGCTATCGTATAATTCTATTAATGACGATTTATCTATCAATACAACTGGTGTGGTTACGCATGATGGTGATGAGAATGTTTTAATAGGAGGTAATCTAAGTGTAGTAGGTGACTTGAACATTCAAGGATCCAGTTCTATATTTAATAGTACTAATGTAAATATTGGCGATAATTTAATTACTTTAAATATTGTTGATGTTGTGCCTAGTGGTGGTATTAGGGTTGTTAGGTCTGGCGTTACTCCTACAGGTTTTGCTGATTTCTTATGGCAAGAACATAGAAGTAGATGGGAAGCTCAATTTGGTTTGTATTCCCCACAACTTTTTGCTGATAGTATTAGTGCTACAACAATATCTGGGACATTAGTTGGTACAGCAGATTGTGCCACAAACGTTTTTGTTGCTGATGTAAATCATACTGGTACACAGAATTCTTTACTTTTAACCAATGTGAATGAAACAGGCTGCAATCCTGTAATATCAGACACTTCTTTGTATTATGATTCTAGTGGTAATATTTTAGTTGCTCCAACTTTTAGTGGTAACTTATCTGGAAGAGCTACTGTAGCTACTACTATAGATGTACCTCACACTAATGCAGACACTAATTATAATATTGTATTAGTTAATCCACCAGGCTCTGGTAGCTCTTTAGTTGCAGAGTCAGGTCTTAATCTTTATTATAATCCATCAAACAATAAACTATATGGTTCATACATAAACTCTCCACTTATTTCAGGTGCTTCGGTTGGTCCAGGCAATGCTGGTATCAATAGCTTTATATTAACAAATTATTATATTAGAAGTTCAAAAATAGATGGTGGATCTCCATAAGGACGACCGCTAAATGGCTAGGAATAATTTAATACAATTTAGAAAAGGTACATTAAGTCAATTTAATAGTACTAACCCTACTCTTGCCAGTGGAGAGCCTGGATTTGCTATTGATGCGAATGTGTTAAAGGTAGGAGATGGTATCACTCCCTGGAGTGGTCTTCTGGGATTTAGTGTTGGTAGTGGAATAAGTAATATCAATGGATTAACCTCCTCATCTTTAGTTATAGACGGTGGTCGTAACATACAGGTTACTACTAGCGGTACTGAGATTATCAATATCTCCTATACAGGTTTGGATCACATATCAGTATCTGCCATATCTAATGAAACCAATAGTAATAATACTTTTATTCAGGATTTACTTTTTGACCAGTATGGCCATGTCACAGGCGTTGCTAGTGTTGCTGTTACAGGCATTGGAGACAGTGTTCCTAGCAATGTTTTGGTGTCAGGAGACAACATTAGTTTATTAACTAATGATGCTGACTATGAGTCGATACCTCAGTATGCTTTGACGGCCTCTCCAGGTAATGCTAATTATACCTTTAATGGTCCAGGCTTATCTGGTGGTGGTAATGATCCAACATTATATTTATATAGAGGCAGAACATATAAGTTTGTTAATAATATGGGTGCTCATCCATTTCAATTTCAGACTACTGCAGGAGTAGGTGGCACTGCTTATACAGATGGTATTACTGGTAGTCCTGTTAGTAATGGTACATTGACTTGGGAAATCCAACATGATGCCCCTAATATTTTATATTATCAGTGTACATCACATTCTAGTATGCAGGGTGTTGTTTATATCTTAGACAAAGACTCTCATCCCACGATATCTACTATATCAAGTGTTGATAATAGCAATAATACTTTTGTTCAAGACTTATCATTTGATCAGTACGGTCACGTTACTGGTGTTGTTAGTATTGGGGTTACTGGCATTGCAACTACAGAGGATCTTAGTTCTGTTTCTGGTTATCTACAAGGACAGATAAATGCCTTGCCTTCCGATACTAATACTTTTGTTAGTGGAATTGTATACAGCACAGGTTCAAGAGATTTAGTATTAACTAGAAATGATGGTGTTTTATTAACAGGTGATCTTAGTGTTGTTTTACAAAGTGGAGATAATATAAGTCTACTAAATAATAATCTTGGTTACATTACAGGGTTTACAGAAACTATTAGTTCTGGGGATCCTGTTAGTTTCTTAGTTAATGATGTACCTTACGCAATCAGTGGAACTCATATAGCCATAAGCAATGCTGCTTCTAATGTTAATAATACTGATGATGATTTTGTTCAAGATCTTTTGTTTGATGAATTTGGTCATATCACAGGAGTTGTCTCTGCAAAAGCTTCTAGCGGAGTAGTTAACGCAGCATTAAACACACAAGTACAGGCTGGAGAACATATACTTTTAATCTATGATTCTGGTACAGGTACTGATCCTACAGGAACACTAACAATTAATGTTACTGGTATTATAGATGGTGGAGCAACTGTTAATCATTTACCTGTGTTTAGTAATACCGTCACCCCTCTTGTTAATAGTATTATTCATCAAAGTGGAAACACTCTTGGTATTAATGATATTGCTAGTGGTGGTAATATTACTTTACATGCTCACGGTATAAATAATACCGGTAGCTGGATAGTAAATGAAAATGCTCAGGGTAATTCTATATATAATACAGTATTCGAAACTAGAGAAAGCGGTACTAGGCTTGGTGCTATGTATAGCTATGGTACTGCCTATGGCGGTGGGTCATTAGCTAGCGTTGGATCTGGAGGAACTGCCTTTGCTAGTATTACAGGACCTGTTGCTATTGGACCTGCTGATGCAACTAAAGATTTACTTTTTGGTGCTGGCAATGCCCAATACGCAAAGATGACAAGCACAGAATTTAGGATTAATCATGATGGACTAAATCGTGATTTTAGAGTTGAAGGAGTTACAGACCAAGATCTGATTGTTGCTGACGCTAGCACAGGTCGTGTCGGTATAGGAACAGGAGTTCCAGAAGTAAGGTTGCATGTTTCTGCAACAAATGGTGAAGGCACAATTTTATCTCAAACACATGATAACAATAGCTGGGCAGGATTACTTGTTCGTAATGAGCACAATCAAAATGTTGCTAGTTTTCAGTATGGTAATAGTGGCGTTTCGCACACTCCATCACTACAAAATACTCTTATAGTTGGGAGTAGACAGTCTGGAGTGCCGGTAAAATTCTATCAAGGAGCAGAACTTGATGGTGCGTTTAGACATAATAACGAAAGAATAATTTTTGATACTAGTGGAAATACCACATTAACAGCAGCGTCTGGTCAGAACGTTGTGGTTAGTGGAAGCAATGATTTTATAGTTTATGGAATTGGTACTCATCCTTTAATCTACACAGATCCTGATAGTGGACCTGGTAGAGTTGGTATTGGGAGAATACCAGATAATTATGTTTTAGACGTTTCAGGTTCTCTTAGGGTTAGCCCTATTAGCACAGCAACTAGAATATTCACCGTTAACAATACTTCTGGAACTACAGCATTTGAAGTAGAGCCCAATTCGGTTTATACTAGATTGCCTCTTGGTGTTAATATTACCGGTTCTGTAAATACAGCCTATGGTATTGAAGTATATGACACAGGCATTATGTCAACCGGAACATTCTTTTTTGCTGCTGGTAATGGTATTGATGCTGTAGGGGCTTATGTCAAAAATATTAACCCCTCAGGAGACTCTTTTTATGCTTTAGGTATTGATGGTGGTGCTGTCAACTGGGTTTTGATGAATGATGCTAGTGGTCGTGGAACAGAAGACACTTTTGTTTTAATGAAAGGTAATGTAGCTAGTGATGATGTAAAGTTGGCTGTTACTGCTAGTGGCAATGTTGGTATAGGTACAGATAGTCCTAGTACTAAATTAGAAGTAGCTAATAATGGTAATACCACGATTAGAGCAAACAATACATCAGACAACATTATTAATATTTTGAATGTTGACTCTGATAAGGGTTACATAGGAACAATAACAGATCATGATCTGAGGATAGGTACAAACAGTAATGGTAGAATAATTATTTCCAACACTGGAAATGTTGGAATTGGTGTTGATCCAGATGTATTTCTAAGTGGTATGCCTTCTCATCATCCTTCTTTTGTCCTTGGTGATGGCAATGGTCATACTAGTCAAACTATCTATTCAGCTTCCACCAGTGCTGGAGTCATATACTTTGCAGATGGAGTTGACGAAACTTCACGTTCAAGAGGCTGGATATCGTATGATCATAATTCAGGATTAGATCGTATGCGGTTTGCTACATCTAATGTTGCAAGAATGTTTATAGATTCTGTTGGTAGTGTTGGTATTGGTACAGATTCTCCAGTAACAAAACTAGATGTTAGTGGTACAATAACTGCTAGTAGCGGCAATTCAACTCAGTGGAATACTGCTTACGGATGGGGAGACCATTCACAAGCTGCGTATATCACAGGACATCCTGTTATTAGTGCTGCTAACACGAGTTCAAATGCTGGTAATGTTTTTATACAGAATTTAACCCTAGATGCTAATGGACACATTCTTGCTATAGATGTTGCCCTACCTACTGGTGTTGGTGGCGGTGGTAGTGGTATATCTAGTTTATTAGAAGATCAAAATCCTCAGCTTGGTGGTAATTTAGATTTAAATAATAAAAATATAGATGGTGCAGGTAGTATCGATATTGATGGACCTATTACTGCTGAAGAACTTACCATAAGCAGTTCCGATCCTTATATATATCAACGGAGTACAGACTCAACAGAGATAGTTAAGACATATCATTATGACACGGGAAGTCAGCTTGGAGGACTTCTTTCATATGGAAAATCCTCTAGTGCATTTACAAGTTTCAATACTCTGCTGGGATTAGGTGCTGGCAGTTTTCATTTATTCTCTAGTTATGGACATTTAGGTATTAATACCTACGGAGTTGCTAAAGATATTGTATTTGGAACAGACAATACAGAAAGAGCTAGAATAACTTCTGTAGGTGATATTGGTATTGGGACGAATTCTCCTGTTTCCAAACTTGATATTAGAGATGGAGATATCCTAGTAGGAACTAAATTGGTGGTTGGTAGTGGAGTATATAGTCAAACTTCACCTGGAGCTTATTTCGGATTAAAACACACTAGTCTCACAGGTCCATCCGAATATATGATCATGAGCGCTGGTACTCACACTTATCTTAGCGCTAAAGAAGATAGCGATGTTATTATTAGAGGTGGTGGGAATAAAGTTGATCATCAGGTTGTTGTATCTGAAAGTGGAGTTACTATCGGTAAGTATAGACCTGCAGCCAGTAGTGTTGTAGCTGAACATGATGTTGAGCTTGTGTATGACGATGGTGGTTGTGTCAGAGTTGCTGATCGTGGTGGTAGTGGAGTTATGATTGGAGATTGCGCATACTCTCTTGGTGATACATATGCTGGCATGAAGCATACTCATCATAGTGGTAGTCAAGACTATATGATGATTAGTCAAGGATATTCTACATTGGTTTCTAGTAAATCTGGTTATAGTACATATCTACGAGCTGGCGGTAATGCTACAACTTATCAAACTATTATTGGGTCTGATGCCTGGGGAATTGGTCCTAATGCTAACAGATTAAGAGTTAATAGTCAGTCTGTTCTTGTTAACAACGGTACGGGTAATTATGACTTTAAGGTTTATGGCCAAAATAATGCAACGCCATTAATTCATGCTGATGCTGCATTGAGCAGAGTTGGAATTGGTACAGCTACTCCTGCTTCTACGCTGGACGTTGATGGAACGATAACTGCTACGACCCTAGTTAAATCTGGGGGAACATCTTCACAATTCTTAAAGGCTGATGGGAGTGTTGATACTAGTACATACTTAACTGGAAGTAGTACTATTGGTAGTCTTACAGATGTCACACTAACCACACCCATAAACAATGATCAAGTGCTTTCGTATTCATCTGTTGGTGGTTTTACAAATACTGATCTTGGTCTTAACTTAATGAAAAGAGGAAGCATTCCATTTGGTGGATATAGTGATTCTCAAATGGGTCATTATTTCTTTTTTGATGGAAGTTCCGAAGCTGTTATAAATACAGATGGTGACGATATAAACTTTAGGGTTGAGGGTAGTGGTGGTACTAATTTATTATTTACCGATGCTGGAACAGATAGAGTTGGTATTGGAAATAACTCGCCTACACATAAATTAGATGTTGCGGGTGAAACTAGGATTATGCCTAGATCTTCTCCAAGTGGCCACACTCTTTATCTTGGTAGACATCCATATCAAGCTAATATTAAAGCCGAAGGCTCTAATCAAGAAAACCAATGGATGATTATAGATAGTGCTGGCTCAGGCATGAGAACTGCCTTAAATTACTTTGTCGACGATGATGTATTATTAGCTTATGGCGGTGGTAATGTCGGCGTTGGTACTACTAGTCCTAACAATCAATTAGATATTTACGCAACTGGCGTACACGCTGGAGCAACTATTCGTGGCACTAATGCTCCCGGCTTAAAACTTTGGGATATGTCATATGGCACTTATAATAACGGCGGATCAAAGATTGTAGAACAAGCTAGCAGTTTGCATAGCGGGGTTTTAATTATTGACGCTGATACCGATAATGTTGGTCATGGATCTTATATGTCGCTTCGCGTTGATGGCACTGAACGTGTTCAAATTACAGAACATGGAAATCTTGGTATTGGCGTTGATCCAGATTTATTTATACGCGACCTTCCATCCCATCACCCTTCTCTTGTCCTTGGTGACGGTAATGGTCATACTAGTCAAACCTTTTACTCATCTAGCAGTAGTTCTGCTGTTATATATTTTGCAGATGGAACAGGTATTAGTCATTACCCTGGATATATACAATATACTCATTCTGAAGACCATATGCAGTTTGCCACAAACAATCTGGTCCGTATGCGTATAGATTCTGCTGGTAATGTTGGTATTGGTACACCTTCTCCAGCACACAAATTAGATGTGGTTTATCCTGATAGTGGATGTGTGAGATTTGCTGATCCGTCTGGCAGTGGAATTATGATAGGTGATTGCGCTTTATCATCTAATGCTACTTATGCGGGTATGCAGCACACCAAAATGGTTGGTAGTTACATGATGGTGAGCGATGGTGACGACACCTATATTAGTGCCAGAGATACTCAAAGTGTGTTTATTAGAGGTGGTGGAAATGCTGCTGAAGCAGAAATTGCTATTCATGATGTCGGTGCTGGTGGAGTGGGTATTGTGTTCAACAGCCAGAGTGCTGATAGAGATATTAGAATAGCAGGCACTGGTGACGCGAATCTCTTTAGGGTTGATGCTGATGAGGATAGAATTGGTATCGGCACGGCTACACCAGCTTATAAGTTACATGTACAGGGTACTGCATATATTTACAATGGAATTATAAGTCCAACAACAGCATTTAGAACTGCTGATATTCCATTATCTGGTCCTCCTATTTATGATGGGTTTATTGCTTATCAAAATAGCGATTGTTGGGGTTTAGGTAATAGTGCTAACGACGGTTTTGTGTTTGAAAAAACAGATGGTAATCAAGGCGGTGCTGACGGCGGCATATTTTTTAATATAAGAGGTAGCGGTGGCACTACTGAAACAGCGATGAGTATAAATGGACAAAAAGAAATCTTTATTGGACAAACAGGAACCTATGTACAACAAGGATATTCGTTAAATGTTAAAGGTGGAGCAACTCTAGATTCTCTTAATATCAATAGTCAGTATACACTTCCTACGGCAGATGGTACAGCTGGACAGAGTTTGGTAACAGATGGTGCTGGCAATATTGTATTTAGTAGTATTAGTGGAGGGGGAGCAGGTGGTTCTGGTAATTTAGTAAGAGGATCTGAGGTAGTAACTGCTACTACGGGACTCTTTGATGTTTCAGGAGGTTATAGCGTTGGTACACTTGATGTTTATCAAAATGGCGTTAAATTATTTGAAGGAGCTGCTTATGACTATACTGCTACAAACGGCACATCCTTTACGTTAGCCAACTCAGCCAATAGTGGAGATTTAATAGAATACATAGGGCTTAATACTTCTACAAATGCGGTGGGTAATACCTCTTTGGGTACTGTAACTGTTACAAGTAATCAAACCGTATTCAACACAAGCGACACATTTACTAGCTCTAACTTGGCTGTATTTCTAAATGGTGTTAAGTTAGTAGACGGTACTGACTATAACGTAACCAGTAGTTCTCAGTTTACATTAACATCTACCGCAGTCTCTGGAGACATTGTTGAATATATAGCTTATGGAGCTACAGTAGCCAGCTCTAATCTGCAAAAAACTGGTGATACAATGACGGGCAACTTAACTGTCAATGCAGATCTTATAGTTAAAGGTTACAAAGAAACACATACAGATAATGGCAATACTGGTACTTCACAAACTATAGACATTAGTAGTAGTACTTTACAAACATATACATTAACAGGTAATTGTACGTTTACAATGCCTACCGCAGAGGCTGGTAGAAGTTTTACAATGTTTCTTAAGACAGGAGCTGGCAGCTTCAGTGCTACATTTACTGGTGTTAAATTCCCTTTAAATATTGCCCCTATAATTACTACTGATGCTAATAGAATGGATTTAATTACATTTTACTCTGATGGGACAAATTGGTACGGCAATACACAGCAGGAGTACCATATATGATTTTTATACCAAAGAAAACCTTAATGACAAATAAGTTATTCCGCGCCGATGGAGGTAGTGTTGCATTTGATGGTGAGTATCGTGTTCACACGTTTACGTCTAGTGGAACATTTTCTACCACTCTAGATTTAACCGTTGACATATTAGTTGTTGCTGGAGGTGGAGGTGGAGGTCAAGGTGGTGGTGGTGGAGGTGCTGGAGGATTAATTTATAATACTAATATTTCATTAGCTGCTGGTAGTTATACTGTAACTATAGGTTCTGGTGGAGCCAGAGCAGTTCAGATACAAAATGCTGTCCACCCAGTACTGAATTATCAGGGTTCTAATGGAGGTAATTCTACTTTTGACTCTCTATATACTGCAGTAGGTGGTGGAGGTGGAGGTTCTCATAATACTGGTAGTAGTTTTAGTTGGAGTAGTAATCCTAGTGGTCGATCTAGAGATGATGGAAGATCTGGCGGTAGCGGAGGTGGAGCTGCATTTAATTGGAATATTAGTTCTCTTGGAGGTTGTCAAAGACCAACAGGAGGAGCTGGTACTGCTGGTCAGGGTAATAGCGGAGGAAGCAGTTGTAGTGGTGGCAATTGCAATACTCCTAGAAGGGCTGGAGGAGGTGGAGGCGCGGGTGGCGCTGGTGTAAGTTGTGGTTCAGCAAATGGAGGGGTTGGATTACAGGTAAATATTACAGGGTCGTCAGTGTATTATGCTGGTGGAGGAGGTGGTTGGAGTGGTGGCACAGGAGGTCAAGGTGGTGGCGGAAACTATGCTGTAGTAGCTACGCCAAATACCGGAGGGGGTGGAGGATCTAGTGCTGATGGAGCAGATGGCATAGTAATAGTGAGGTACACAAGATGACAAGAGCAAGAGAAACAAGTGAAAACGCAAGACAAGCAAAGGCTTGGGTTAATTTTCAAGACGGTGGAACTATAACCAGCGCTTTCAATATAAGTAGTGTAACAGAATCGCCAAGTACTGCGCTTCCGGCTGGTCATTTTAGAGTAAATTTTGAAAACGCCATGCCAGATACTGATTATGTAACTTTAATAACTCAAACAGATAATGGATGGGGAAATAAAACTTCTTTGGTTCAAACTCATTCTACGGACTACACTGCAAATTCTTTTGCAATAGTTGCAGTACAAGGTCAACAAAATGCCGTATCAGAATCGCCAGTAGCAACAATGGCTGTTTGTTTCCACGATTAAACAAGGAGAAAAAATGAAAAGAATAATTTATCCAAATGATGACGGTGGAGTGGCAGTAATTCACCCATCGCCTAACACAAAATATACAATAGAAGAACTTGCTCTTAAGGATGTTCCTGCTGGCAAACCTTACATAATTATAGAAGATACAGATATTCCTACAGATAGAACATTTCGTAATGCCTGGGAATATGATTTTGGAACTTTAGATAATGTAGATGGTTTCGGATTGGGCTCTGAAGAATTTTTTAACCAAGGCTTAGGAGGTTGAAATGATTAATGTAAATATGGATAAAGCTAAAGAGATATGGAAAGATAAGATTCGTGAGGATCGAAAACCTTACTTTGAATCTTTAGATGTAGACTACCTTAAAGCTACAGAAGCTCAGAATGTAACATTGAAAAGCCACATAGAGACAAAGAAACAACAGCTCCGTGATGCTCCAGAAGATTCTAGGATTAACGAAGCTGAAACCCCAGAGTTACTAAAGTCAGTAGATCCTGTATCTGAAATTATGTATATAACAGAATTAGATCAGGCTAAGTTAGACAAGCTTACAGAGATAGATGAGGATTGGAAAGTAATACTTAATACAGGTTTTGAAACACCAGAAGGTTGGAGCCTTGGTATTACTACAGATGACGTAGCATTATTGAACGGAGCGTACTCTCTTGCAAAAGAAGCTGCTGCTCTTGGTTCTACAGACCCTGTTACTATTTTAGATACTAATGGAGAACCTCATTCATTAAGCGTAGCGGAAATGACACCAATTATGTTGGCGTATGGTGCTGCGAGAGCTAATCTAAGTGGCGCAGACGCTGCAAGAAGAAAACTGGTTAAAGACGCAACAACAATAGAAGAACTAGCGGAGATATAAAATGAGTATAGCTAGAGACATAAGCAGACAAAGCAGTAAACAGAATGCAACATTAACAGCGGATCAAACTGCAGTTACGGTTACAGGAGGATTTAGTGGCTCTAGCATACAGGTATATCTTAATGGCGTTAAAATTATACAAGGACAAGATTATAGCTTGAATGGTACTAGTGGTATTACATTAACTCAGGGAGCTAGTGCTGGAGATATAATTGAGTTCGTAATCAGAAATACCTCTAATTCAGGATTTAGCGCTGCAAATACTGGACAAATTGTAGATCAAGCTGTTACTTTTGATAAATTATCAAATAGTGGAACTGAAGCAGATAATGTGCAAAAAAGAACTGCAAAAGCTTGGGTTAATTTTGATGGCACTTTTGCAAGTACTCCGTATACCGAAGCTAATGGAGGAATTAGGGATGCCTTTAATATTAGCACCATTACTGACGCAGGTACTGGAACTTATATAGTAAACTTTGATACAGCTTTTGCAAATGATGAGTGGTCTATGGCTGGTGCTGGTAGATTGGCTACATACACAGGAGATAGTAATTCTCCACAAATAAATTTAGACAGAAAAGTAAGTCGTAATTTAGCTATAACAACTACTTACGCTAGAGTTTGCGCTACTTACCATTTTGGAAGCACTATTAATCTTGCTAATCCTGAAGAGATAATGTTAATATTTTTTGGAGAATTATCATGACAAAAACACACAATAACGCAACACTATCATCTTCGCTTACTGGGTCTGTAGCTTTCTTCCCTTTATCAAGTGCGCCTATTGGTTGGATCAAAGCTGACGGTTCTGCTATATCTAGAACAACTTACTCAGATCTTTTTGATGTAATTGGTACAGAGCATGGCTCTGGAGATGGAAGTACGACATTCAATGTGCCAGATTTACGTGGAGAATTTTTAAGGTGTTGGGACGATGGAAGGGTAGTAGATTCTGGAAGGGCAATAAATTCTTCTCAATCACAAGATTGGAAGAGTTTTTATCAACATAATACAGGTCAGAATACTTACAGTTACGATCACACCCATGTAAATATGGGTAAAACCATATATCCAACTTATACTGGCAGATTGTTTGTAGGAGGTTGGTCTGCTCCATCAGCTGCGATGGGTACAGCTTGGGATGAGTCAGAAATTAGGCCAAGAAATGTGGCGTTGCTAGCCTGTATTAAAACTTAAAGAAGAAACATGCTTAATAGTGTATATATAACTATATAGATTACGGAGATACCATGGCAGATTATTTCTTTCCATCACCTAGCGGTAACACTACTGATATCAGAGAATCTGGTACTATAGTTAAGATTATCAAAAAAAATAGTAAGTTTAAGGTTATAAAAACGAATAAACCTACTATTGGTGATACAATATCATTAACAGCCACGCCTTTAGGCTCCCCAAATAATGTTACTCAGTGGTCATTATCGTACGACAACAGTGAAACCACTACAGATGATAATTTAGACAGATCAGATACATCTTTACCAGACACAAATCCCACAATAAATATTTATGATACGGACTTATTATTTATTTCAGTTCTGCCAAAAACTTTTAGTAATGCTGGTGAAGTCGCAAATCTAATTTTAACTTCTAATGCTAGTTCACACCCTTATCAAAGTCTTAGTGTTGGTAGTGTTGTTAATAATCCAGAAAATAGTGGTGTAATTAAATGGAATCCAGGAGTGGGTAACACTGGTACATTTTTTTATCGATGGAAAGATTCGACAGGCGTATCTTCTGCTGGCGGCACAATCAATGTTACCTCTACTCCTTAAACACTAGAAACTATATTATGTCTACACAATGGATATTAGAAATACCACTTATTGTAAGAACTTGGATAAATGATTTATCTGATAGTCCTACCTATAGTGACGATAGATTACAGCAAGTTATTATTGTTGCTGGACAATATGTAACTAGAGAAATAAATTTAGACATTAAGTATAATTGCGATATCGTAAATCTTTCTATTAGTCCAGACCCTTCCACGCCCAATAGAGATGAAACATTTATTGCTTTCGTAGCTCTAAAGGCAGCCTGTATTTTAGATCAAAGTACATTTAGAACCAAAGCTGCCGGGGAAGGCATTAGAGCAGGTTTGGGTGCTGCCAGCGTTTCTGTCGCAGGGAACCTAAAAGGATATAAAGAGATCTTGGACGTCGGCCCTTGTGCTATGTATGAAAAACTAAGGATGGAATATGAAATAGGTAATGCTAATGGTATTAAGGCTGTCCTTGGACCATTTGTAGGCAATAATTTTGATGCTAGATATTTAAATAGAGAACACGGAAGATCTAGAGACTTCTTTTCATGATAGACTTAACTGCTGTTAAAAACCTATATAATAATACTATAGATGACTTACTGTCTTCTAAAGGATTGGCTGTGCCTTGTAATGTTGTACACGAAGACCCTAGCGGATCAGGATGTCCAAACTGTGTAGTAAATCCTATTACGGGAAGATCTACCAGCAGGTACTCTCAGCCTACATTAGCTCCTGACCTTGAGATCAAAGCTTCTGGAGGTGTGCCAGAGGATATGTTTATATTTTATATAGATGAAAATAGTAGTTATTATAGTAGTGGAAATCAAGATATTCAGATGAGTGGAATGACTCTCTTTAGAGAAGCATTTCCTAGTAGCTTGGTGTTTTTTTTAGATGTAGAACATCCTCAAGGCTTTCAAACCTTATATCCTAGCGGTTTTTTTGACGACGGTCTCACTTTTTCTTCAAGAGAAAGTATTGGTAAGCTTTTAGTAAGAGATAGTGGTAACCCAGCTTCTGCTGAAAACTCTTATCAGATATTACAAGACATTATTAGTAGTGGAGTAAGTTCTACTGCTAGTGGCATTTTTTATAATAGTAATACTGCACATATACTTAGAGATAGCTCTAATAGCTTGGTGCCTAGTGACGTATCCGCTACATTTAGTGGTTTAGTGTCTAGCTTTAATGGCTTAAGTATTGGTGTAAGAAACACTGACTCTATTTGGCAGCACGAGGAGCTGTTATGCGGTTTTGCTCATGATGCGTGTTTCAATAGAACGGATGCTATAGACGCTTTTGTTGACACTCATTGTGACGGTCGTGTGCTCAGTTCATTTAGAGAAACATACAATACACACTGTTCTGGAGAAGATTACTTTCCTGCTCCAGTTTCGGAAGAAGTTGCTTCCGGAGAATATATTTGGTTTCCTGAAGGCCATATATGTCCTGTTTGTAACGGAGCAGGTTCTTTCCCTGTTACTACTACAGAGTTAAAAAATATAGTGGTGATTTTTGATAATAAAAAATTTATTAATTTTGGTAATGTTAATGTACCTCAAGGAGACATGCAGACCATAACTCCTATTACTATGTATACTACATTAACCACAGCAGATTATATACTTGTAGATACATCAGTCACCCCTTATGCACAAAACAAGTTTACTAGAGTTTCAGAACCACAGCCAGTAGGATTAGGAGAAAATAAATATATTTTTACTAATTGGCAAAGGAGTTCTTAGTGCAATTTACAGTAAACTTATTGGAGTCAGACAACAAGATAACTACAGAGATATTAAAAAGCCTGTTATCAGACACTAAAAATTATATGAGTCAAGTTTCTAAAAAGCTGGAACCTAGCATTAGAGATATAGTCAAGCAGGCATTTTTGAATAGTCCAGAATACAGATCTCTTTTGTCTGGGCAGTTAAGATATGAGTTTGGATTAGATAATCCTGCAGCTAAAGTCAATCAAATACTATCAGTTTGGGATAATGTTGTAGTTAGTTTTGATTCTCCAAAAATTAAAGCAAATCAGATACACGGAAAATTAGTTATAGCTATGATTAATAGTAATTATAGTGATGTTCTTGCGTTAGATGCTAGTAGACAAGAGACAAAAAAGGGACAGTCTTTAGCTTGGTTAGAGTGGTTGTTGCTTATGGGTGACAAAACTATTATCAAAGACTATGAGGTATTTTTGGGTTCTGGTCGTAATTCTAGAACCGGCGGTGCTGTTATGAAGAAGGTTGTAGGAGGTAAATGGAAAGTTCCTAGTGAATTTTCTGGTAGTTCTAAAAATAATTGGGTAACTCGTGTATTAGATAGTGTTGAAACAAAAATAGATGATGCTATTAAAAAAGCGGTTAAATTATGAGTACATTTTACGGCGTAGATAACATAGGAAATAATCTCCTAATCAATCAGCTAGAAACAAACATGAAGTCTTTTCTAGATTGGGGATTTCTGAATACTGGAGGTTTTGTAAATATACACAGACCTGTGAAAAATATTCACGAGAATGGTTTATATAAGTTATATACAGTCAAAGATGCTAATTTTAAAGATGGTCGGGTTTGGCAGCCAGCAAGAAAAGATTGGGTGTATGAAACAGGCTTGGATGTAAATAATCATCAGCCTATTCCTATTAGCGGAATATATATCAATAATACTTTTTATGACACCACTACCTCAGGAACTTACGCTTATACTATAGATTATAAAAATAGTAGAATTATATTTAATAACAGACAATCTTCCAATCTAAATATAGAAATGAGTCATTCTTATAGGTGGGTTCAGATATACAACTTCGCAGACGCAAAATGGTGGCAAGAATTACAGTATAATCCAAATAATAATGAAGCTCATCAAAAAACTAAAGATAAGGGTGATTTTACTATTCCTGCACATCAAAGGGTACAGATGCCAGCTGTAGTCATAGAGACTGTTGCTAGAGGCACATCAGATCCATTTCAAATGGGAGATAAATCTCAAAGGATTTCTCAAGACTTTTTGTTCCATATTATAGCTAATAATTATACGGATAGAAACAATATTATCGATATCCTAAGATTGCAAGAAGATAAAGTACTATCTTTTTACGATATGGATAAAGTGGTTAAAGATGGCAAATACTGGTTAAATTTTGATGGAACTCTTAATCCCAATAGACTTCAATATGATGTTTTATGTAAGCTTTCTAGCACATATCATTGGAATACATGTAGATTAAAAAATATGGTTATTTCGGAAGTGGAGTCGTTTAATGCTGATCTTTTCGAGGCAAATATCAGAGTAACTGCTGAAATTATAATAGTTTAAAAAAAATGGTGTATAATAATTCAAGTCTACCGTCTAACAACAGAATAATCGGAGAATATTATGGCAAATAAAAGAGTGTTTTACGCTTCTCAAGGCGTGGCCGTTGCTCAGTCTGGGGTTAGTAGCCCTACAACGGTTACTGGTGCCCAAAGCGTAACAATGAATACAAATTTTAATCTAGAACAGGTTTTCCAGCTGGGCCAACTGGCAGTTTATGACAATGTTGTTGGCGATCCTAGTGTAGAAGTCTCTATTAGTAAGTCTCTGGATGGACAGCCTACTATCTATAACTTAGCTTGTGGTAGCGGCAGCCTTTTAGAGACAGCTTCTACTGTTAGCAAGGTGGAGTTTTGTGTTGGGTCTGATACGGTAAATAAGGTTGGTGATAACGCTACTAGTATTCCTAAAATTACTTGTGACCCTATATATCTACAAAGTTTGAGTTACAATTTTGCTGTTGATGGAGACTTTACAGAAGAAGTAACATTTGTTGGATTGAGTAAAGTTATTGGAACTGGTCTTGTTACAACTCCTGGTGACGGAAACGCTACCAGACAAACAGTTCTTAGAAGACAGAACTTTGATCAACTCAGTTCTAGTCTTCCAAGTCAGGTAGATGGAAAAAATATTCAAAGCATTAGCCTTAGTGCTGACCTTGGTCGTGAATCTATGTACAAAATGGGTAGATTCAAAGAATTCCATAGATATGTTAACTTCCCGCTTGAAATTTCAATGGACATTGAAGTTATTGCAGATAGCCTTGATGACGTTGCTGTTGATATTCCTGATGCAAGTTGCTCAGGTCTTAACCTTCCAAAACAAGATTGTGTTTTGCAATTTTGCGACTCTGAAGGAAGCGGAAGCTACACATTCACTTTGGGTGATGCTACTTTAACTAGTGTTGCATTTGGTGGTGGCGATACTGGTGGTGGAAATGCCAATCTGACATTTTCATACGTTGTATACAATAGCTTTACAATTGCTAGTGCTGCTTCTCATGCTGGCTAGTGTTTAAATAATTAATAGGATTTTTTGATGGGAAACAAAAGAGTGTTTTATGCCTGTCAGGGGCTAATGCTTGATGGCAAGCCCCTGTATGGCGTACAAAACGTTTCTGTAAGAACAGAACAAAATACTAACGTTGTAGAAAACTGGGGCTCTTTGCATATCAGTGGGGTGGCTGTTGACACACCTCGTTCTACCGTTACTATTAGCAGAATCATAGCATCACCTGCTACCGGCGTACCACAAGGTTCTGGTATATATGGATCTATTGTAAGTGGAGACTTATCTGCAGTAGCCACGAATCACAGTAGTCAATTGTGTTTATTTGTTACAAATGACACAGATCCAGGAGTGAGCGATGAATCTACCTCTGTAAGAAACGTATCTTTTAAGGATTGTAGTATAAATAGCCTGTCTTACAGTATTAATGTAGACGGATATTTGACAGAGAATACTGAAATAATAGCTTATAACAAAGTACATAATGGTAGTGGATGTCCAATAGGCAGTATGGATTTCAAAAAAAATCAGGCGCACCCAATACAGAGGCAGGATATAAACTCTTTTGATTTTTCAAATAAAGTTACTTCTTCTGGAGCTATACAAAACATAAGTATTTCTATTCCATTTAACATACAAACCGTTGATGAGTTTGGTACTGCAATGAGTAGGCACTCTAAGGGTTATCGCTTCCCTACTCTCCCTATAGCCTCCACTCTCTCTGTTTCTGTAATATATCAGAACACCGACAGATTTGATAATTATATGTTTGCAGAACCAACTGGTACCACTAGCTGTGATTATATACCGCCAGACTTTCCTCAAGTTACTGGTCTTAGTTTTTCTGCTTGTGGTGGCTTTGGTGTTAGTTTAGGCAATTGTGTATTGCAAAGTATAGATTATGAGGGTGGTGATGTTGGTGGCGGAAATGCAACACTAACATATGATTTTGTGTGCTATAATTCAGGAAGTATACATGGACAAGAATAGAATTCTGTCAAGATTGCTCAAAGGCTATTATTTTGTTAAGGTGAAAAATTTTAAACTCAAAGTTAAGCCCCCAACAGTATATGTAGAAAATAAGGCAGCGCTATACCACGATAAAATTCTAGAAGATCTAAAATTTGATGATAGTCAAGATTGGTTAGATGAAGACAAAAGGATGTTTATTTTAACTATAAATAAAATATGGGACAATAGTCAACAAAAAGAACTTGACACACTACTTGATGACATAATCATATTGAAGAAAGAGCTATTTAAAAACTTTAATTTGGTTGATACTAGAAAATTAATTAAAGAAAAAATCAAAGATAACGAGTCTAGAATAAACGTATTGCACAATACAAGATATACATACTTTGATCACACAAAGCAATCATATGCAAATGTGTTAAAAAATCATTATATTATTAAAAATACGGTGTATTTAAAAGACAGATTGTTTTTTAAGATTCAGAAAGAACAACATTTGTATTATCTACAAAGACTTTCTAACCTTATAACAGAATTAAATATTCAGGACATTAGAAGTATAATACATTGTGATTCTTGGAAAAGTTTATGGGAAAGTGCTAAGACAGGCGTTTTCGACAAACCTATAAAAGACTGTAATGTTGAACAAAGGATGGCTATTACAGCTAGTATGATGTTGGATAATATTAGACAGCATCCTGATTGTCCAAGTGAAGAAATCCTGAAAGATTCCGATGCGTTAGATGGTTGGGTATTATTCCAAAACGATAAATTCGAAAAACAACAAAAGAAGCAAGCAATAGAAACTAATATAAAAGACAAAAATGCTGGAGAGGTTTTCGTTATGGCTAGTAGTCCAGAGGAGATAAAATCTATAATGGAATTAAATGACCCATTAACTAAGTCTCAAATAAGAAGATCGATAGACCATGCAGCAAAGACAGAAGGTCCGACTAAATGGCAGGATATTCCTGGAATGAAAGAAGCCATAATAAGAGAGAATAAAAATGAATAAAAAATATCAGAGAGAATTGCTACGCAAAGCAGAAACTAGATTTAAGACTATCATGATAGGCTCAATAGCTAGAGTAGAAGAATATTTTGGTTATTTGTGGGCACACGGCAAAGACAATCCCACAGAAAGAGAAGAAGAGTTTAGGGTCTTGTGGGATGAACTAAGGAATGAAATTCTTAACCATGGTAATTATAACATTAGAAAAGGATTGGATGATATATACGAGACATTTGAACAAGGTGAGAGTAAGTACGAATATAATTTTATTATGAAAGACAAAAGGAGCAATCAAGATGGATGAAAATGATTTTAAGATAACTAAAGGCAAGGAAGAGATTGAATTAACGGTCAAATCGCCTTCACCTAAAAATCAAAGAGAAAGCCAAAAAATTTATAATAGAGCTTTTTCTGATGCTTTAAACTCTGGCTCTATAGTTAGAGCTAGGTTAGACGACGTAATGAAAGAGCAAAAGTTATGGGATGATAAGAAAGAACAAGAGTATCAAGATATACAAAAGGGTGTTCTAGAAAATGAAAGAATACTGGCAAAAGGTGGGATTTCTTTGCAAAAAGCTAGAGAATGCGCACTTAAGATGCAGAAATTAAGAGAAGATTTAAAAAATTTAATATCTGAAAGGACAACGCTAGACTCACATACTGCAGAAGGTCAGGCTGATAACGCTAAATTTAATTTCTTAGTATCTTGTTGTGTGGTGTATAAAGATACTAATAAGCCTTATTTTGAAGGATATGAGGATTACAATAAAAGGGCTATTGAACCAGCAGGTATTATTGGTGCTCAAAAGTTAGCCAATATGCTTTATGGTTTAGATGATGATTTTGAGAAAAATTTACCAGAAAATCAATTTTTACATAAATATAAGTTTGTAGATGAAAACCTCCGACCTATCAATAGTGACGGTAAGCTTGTTGATAATGAAGGTAGACTTATTGATGAGTATGGTAGATTCATTGATGATAAGGGTAATCGTGTAGATATTGAGGGCAATCCATTAGATGATGACGAAAATTATAAATTTGAGTTCTCTCCATTTTTAGACGATAGTGGAAAACCCATTATAGAAGATGAAGACAAAGATGAAGAAAAACCTAAACCTAAACCGAAGACTAGAGCAAAAGCAAAAAAAGATATTGAGTCTTCATAGTCAATTTTTATCTATTCATAACTTTAACATAGCCCTTTGTGTAATATCATTGGGCTATTTTTTTGGAGTTTAAAATATGGCACAGCCTTTTAATCTTACAGCACAGCTTAACTTGCAAGGCCCTTCTAATGTAAAAAAAGTAGTTGCAGATATTAGAAGACAGCTTGGAACCATTAAAGCAAATGTAGACCTTAACATTAAAGGGACTACAGCCAAGAATATTGCTGGAATTAATAAACAGCTGAACTCTTTAGCTGCTGCCGCTAAAAATGCTCAGGGTAATGTTACCACTCTAGGTGCTGCTCTGAAAAGTTTAAATAGCGGATTTAATAGTGCTAATTCTACAGCTAAAACTTTTAATAAGACAGCAGCATCTACAGGCAAAAATATACAAAATAGTGCTCAAAGTGTTCAACAAGCTACTACTGCTGTAGAAGAGTTTGGTAAACAATCCGCATTGGCCGTTAAGCGTTTTGCTGCTTTTAGTGTTGTTACTTCTGTGATAAATAGATTTAGTAGTGCTGTTAGTGATAGTTTTAAAACCTTTATTGCTTTTGATAGACAGCTAGTAAGAGTTGCTCAAGTTACTGGTGGTACTGCTGCGGACATAAAAGCATTGTCAAACGAGATAGGAAGTTTAGCCGCTAAGTTTGGTGTTGCTTCTACTGATTTGGCTGAAGTTTCTGTTACTTTAGCACAAGCAGGTTTAAGTGCAAATCAGGCGAAGGTTGCTTTAGAAGCATTGGCCAAAACATCATTAGCTGCTACATTTACTAATATTAACAATACAACAGAGGGCAGTATTGCTCTTATGCGTCAGTTCAAAGTTAGTGTGCAAGACCTAGAGAGTGCTCTTGGATCTATTAATGCTGTTGCTGGTGAATTTGCTGTGGAATCTAGTGATATCATTACTGCAATTTCTAGAGCTGGTGGTGTGTTTGCTGCTGCTAGTAAGGGAGTGAGTACTGGTACAGAAGCCTTGCAAGAATTTGTTGCTGTTTTTACTAGTGTAAGATCTACTAGTCGTGAAAGCGCAGAAACTATTGCTACTGGTTTGCGAACTATTTTTACTAGAATTCAACGTGGCAGCACAATAAAGTTCTTAAAAGAGTTCGGTGTGGAGCTGCAAGATGTAGAGGGTAAGTTTGTTGGTCCATTTGAAGCCGTTAGAAGACTTAGCGATGCGTTGCAGGGACTTGATCCTAGAGATGTTCGGTTTACAAAAATTGTAGAAGAACTTGGTGGCTTTAGACAAATTGGTAAAGTTATCCCTTTAATTCAAGAGTTTGCAACTGCACAAGAAGCATTAGCAGTCGCACAAAGAGGTTCAGGATCATTAACCAAAGATGCTGTAACAGCACAGGCAGCTCTTGCAGTACAATTTCAAAAAACTCGTGAAGAATTCAACAATCTAATTAGAGATATTGGACAGAGTGCTACTTTTCAAACCATTACTAAACTTGTACTGGGATTAGCTAATTCCTTTATTAGTGTAGCTGGAGCTTTAAAGCCAATACTACCTTTGATTACTGCACTTACTGCAGCAAAAGGCTTTAAGTTTATTACTGAATTTATGAGTGGGTTTAAGGGAGGTCTTGGGGGTGGTGGCGGACTAGCTGGTGCTCTTGGTGGTGGTGGAGGTGCTCCATCTGGTGGCGGTGGCGGTGGCGCTGGTGGTGCAGTACAGGCAAACACTACAGCTTTAACCTCAAGCACTTCAGCAATACAGCAATTAACTACAGCTATAAATAATTTGGTTGGCGGTACTAAAACACAGCCTTTAGGAGCATTGCAAGGAATAAAATTTGCTAGAGGTGGAGATGTTCCTGGCACAGGCAATAGAGATACTGTTCCGGCAATGTTACAGCCAGGAGAGTTTGTAATTCGTAAAAGTGCTGTAGACGCATTCGGTAGAGATAATCTTGCTAGGATTAATAAGTATAACAATGGAGGACCTGCTAAAAGGGCCGGTATTTCAGAAGTCAAAAGAATTACTAAAGTTTTAGATGGAGACACCTTCGATGCTGAAGTTGTACCAACTCGTGAGTCTTTTACCGCTAGATTTAGACCAGAGGGATATGATGCTTATGAAACTAGTGGTATCAGTAGGGTCGCACAAGATAGGCTAGAAAGACTAAGAGAGCTTAATAGAAATAATGCACAAATAAGTGCAGCGTTACGAAATCCCAAAATCAGTGGCACTGACCCAGGTATTGAAATACCAGAAAATACCTTAATAGAACAGAATAGAACCGCTTTGGATGCAGCAAAGAGTGGGACAAAACAGTACGCTGCATATCTTGAGAAGAACAAAGATATTCTTGCAGATCAGATACTTAGAGAAGATGGTGGTTTTGGTAGATATCTTATTGATCATGGCGGTGTTCCTATTGGGCCAAGAAATGTAACTGGTAGATTTAGTAAGTTTGCTACTGGCGGAGCAGTTTCAGATACTGTTCCTGCTATGCTTACTCCCGGCGAGTATGTAATAAACAAGAAGTCTGCCCAAGCATTTGGTTATGGTAATCTCAAGAAGATTAATGGTTATGCTCAGGGTGGTGTTGTTAAAAATGGAGTTCAGCATTTTAGTAATGGAGGTATGGCTGATAGACTTAGTGAAGCATTTTCTGATCAAAATATAGCCAAACAGCTTAAAGCTACCTCTATACAAGTAAGAAGATTTGGTTTAACTTTACAAAGAGGAGCATCTAAAGCTAGTAAAAAAGTATCTGATAACTTTAGGGTTGCTAGTATACAAACTCAAAGATTCGGTCTTCGCATTGATGAAGCAAGTAAGTTTACAGGGAGTTTTGTTGGTACTTTTAGTGCTGGTCTTGCTGCTTTGACTCCGCAAATAGATAGCATGGTAGCTAGTTTTGATCAGCTAAACGGTACAACCTTAGCAACTAGCGAAGAGTTTATGGGCTTTCGAAAAGGCTTGGAAGGAGCTACATCAAAAGGTTTAAGTGCTTCTATTGCAGCCCAGCAAGCTGGTTTTGGACGAAAGAGCACTGCACTAATCGCTGGTGGAGCCGCTGTATCTGGCGCAGTGTCAGGATTTATTGCAGGAGGATCACAAGCACGAGAAAGAGAGTTTAGGGCAGAGGGTGGCAAAGCTGATGTTAGACGTTCACAGGCTCGTGAAGATTTTAATTCAGCTGGTACAGAGAAACAGCGATTACAAGCATTAGCAGATTTTACGGATGCGACTGTAGATTATAACGCTAGTATAGCAGCGGCAAATAAAGAATACATGAGCGAGACTGCTAGGCTTGGTAGAGCTATTGGATCGGTTACTGATGGTATTCTTGGCGGACTAATGTTACTTGGTGGTATCAGGGGTGCTAGGGGTGCTATGGGGAGATCTGCAGGTGGTCCTGTTTATGCTAGTAAGGGACAGTATGTTAATTATGAGCCTAAAGGTACAGATACCGTACCGGCTATGCTGAGTCCTGGTGAATTTGTTGTTAATGCTAGATCTACTAAACAAAACAAAGGATTGCTAGAAGCTATTAATAAAAGTAAAGGCGGTACGATAAGAAGCCCAGTTTACTTGCGTAATGGTGGGATGTCTTACGACGAGGCTAGAAAACTAGGATATAGTCATAGTGAAGCTTATGCTATGAATAAGAAGAACATAGAGAGCTCAGGCTCCAAAAATGCTGGTTTCTTTGGTGGGATAGGTTATCTGGGGCAGCTGAGTCAGTTTTATAATCCTTTTGATAATACTAAAAGAGAAGGTAATGATTCTTTAGGTGAAGGAATTAGAAATACTGGTAGAGGATCAATGGCTATAGCAGCTGCTGCAGGTACAGCCGCTGGTGGTCTAGCTCTGGCTCCTGGTCTTGCTGCTGGGGTTGGTGGTACTGGGGCTCTTGGTACTGCTTCCAACGTAGGTTTCGGCGCAATGGATGCTGCGGACTTTGCTGCAGATCCTTCACTTGCTACTGGAGCAATGTTAGCTACTAATTTTATACCTGGATCTGGTTTCATTAAAGGTGGTGCTAGAGGGGTAAAGGCTGCAAAGGGAGCAACTCAAGTCGCTAAGACAGCGAAGGCTTCAAAGACAGCATCAAAAGCTAGTAAGAAAGGTGGTGGGTTCTTTAGTAGACTGTTTGGTGGAGGTAAAAAAGCGACACCAGGTGCAGTAACTCCTCCACAGACACCTTTGCGTCGAACACCAGGAGCGTCTCCCGTAACTCCAGGGGCAGGCAAGCCTAGCAGCTCCCTGCGGCGAGACTTTATCGGACCTCCTGCTCCACCTCCTAAAGTCCCCAAAGCAACATCAGTAACTGGTAAAACCAGCAGAACACGAACAGGAATGAGAAGACGTGGATTTGGTAGAACCGGTAAGTTTGGAAGGGCAATGAATATGGCAGGCAATGCTGCTTCGCTAGGGATGTTTGCGCTTGGTGCTGCTGGTGGCATAAGTGAAGGCGTAAGTCAATATATGGGAACAGATGCTGAATCAGCCGCTAGAATGCAACAAGCTAGTCTTGACAGATTTGCAGGAACTAAAGAAGGAGCCATAAAGAGAGGTCAGATAGGTAGGTTAGATAGTCCTGTAAATCAAAGAGTGTTAGAAAACTTCGACAGAGTTAGAGCTGGCGGCGGAAGCGCAGAATTTCAAAGAAGACAATTAGGACAATCTGATGTTAATGATTTAACAACAGGAGGTTTATTAAGTGAACAGCGTAGACAAGAAAGTATAAGACAAGCAACCAGTAAGATCGGTGCCGAGGGTGGCAGTTCTATCAATATTGCAGCAGACGAAACAGCACAAGAATTCATGGCCAGTGATAGGTATGCTGCCTTAAAGGACGATGAGAAAAAAGCTATTGAAAAGGCCATAGTCGCTGGAGAGAGACAATTAACCAACGATGCTTATAGGGCTGCTAGAGCAAAAGAACTAGAGCGTGCAGGCATCTCTGCTGCAGATGCTCAGAAACAGATAACTAAAGAATTACATGAGAATACTGATGTCAATGGTAATCTGACAGGAGCTGTAGCCAGGCGAGCAGAATTAGAAAGAGGTATAGCTGAAGAGACAGCCTCCAAAGCACTTAAGGCTGCTATGGAGCAGAAGAAATTTACCAGACAGACAGCAGATCTTACTGCAATTATGACACGAGCTAGTGCTAGTTTTAAACGGCTA